ATGCAGAACCCTACCCTGCCGCGCCTTGTCGTGGCATACGCCGGGCCCGCGTCCGGCCTCGCCGCCTACCTCCGCTCGCTCATCGCTCAGGCCGGTGGTGCCCGATGAGCATCGCCGTCAAGGAAGCCCTCCTCCAGTCGCACGACCTCGGCAAGAACGAGCGCCTGGTCCTGCTGACCCTGGCCGCCCACGCCAACGAGAACGGCGATGCCTGGCCGAGCGTGGCCACCATCGCCCGCTACGTGGGCTGCTCCGAGCGGACCGTCCAGCGGGCCCTGGCCAAGCTGGTCGAGCTGGGCCGCCTCGCCGTCCGCCAGGTCGCTCGCATCGCCACCCGCGTCTACCGATTCGTCACCCAGGGGGTGACAGATCAGGCCGAGGGGGTGACATCTCGAGCCCCTGGGGGTGACACCCAGACTGTCACCCGAAGTGAAGACCACGGGAAGACCAAGAAGAAGAGCTGGCGCAACTTCCTCCCGAAGAACCACCCCGAACGGCGAGGAGCTGCGCTCCCGCCGCCGCCTGGTGGTGATCGCTGCCAGAAGCCGGGGCACGTCGGCCAGGTGGTAGGCCGGTGCATCCCCTGCCGCAGCGAGGCGCTGGGGGGTGCGGCGTGAAGGCCCAGACCGAGGCCAAGGGCGGCGGCCTGGAGACCGCCCTGCTCGTCCTCATCCTGCTCGCCGTCGGGGGCATGGCCCTCGGTGCCAGCTTCACCCACGTCCACGACTTCACCATGAAGCACTCGCCGGAGGGGACGCCCCACTGGTTCGGCTGGGCCAACGCTGTCATCAGTGAGCTGACCCCGACCGCCTCTCTGCTGGAGGTGCGGCGGCGTGGCCGGCGAGGGCAGTCGATCCGGTACCCGATGTGGGTACTGATCGGGTCGACCGCGGTGTCGCTCACGGCGAATCTGGCCCTGGCGGTACCCACCTTCTTCGGGTGGCTGGTCGCCGGCCTGCCGGCGGTCGCCTTCGGGGTACTGACCAAGATGGTGCTGAGCGGGCTGCAGCCGGCCGAGGTACCGGAGACCGTGCCGGTACCCGCCCCGCAGGTACTGCCTCAGCCGGTACCCCTGGCTCGGCCGGTACCCATGCCGGAGGTACCGAGGGTGGAGGTACCGCCCCGACCTGCGCCGGTACCCAGCGAGCCGACTCAGCTCGCGCTGGTGGTACCGGGACCGGAGCGCCGTAGCCGGCAGGTCGGTACCCCCGGCGACGAGGAGCTGAAGAAGGTACTGCTCGATGCCGAGGCGGTACCCCGCAACGCGGACGGGACGGTGCCCGTGAAGCGGGCGGCGAAGGTACTGGGTACCGGAGTCGACCGGGCGCGACGTCTGCTGGATGAGCTGGGCCTGCGGGAGCCGGTGGCTGCGTAACGGAGAAAGCCCCCCAGCCAACAGGCCGGGGGGCTTCTTCGTATCTGGACTACCGGACCGGGCAGGCCCCGGTGGCGCAGTCCTCGTCGATCCCGTCGGAGACCAGCACCGCCTGCTCGGCGTCGTACCGGGCAGCCGAGATCCGCTCGTACGGGGCCTGCGGTCGGGTGCCGTCGACCATGACGGTCGTGCCCTTCAGGGTCGGCAGCCACTTGGCGATGACCTTGGCCGTCTCGGCGACGTCCAGGCCGGGCCGCACGTTCGCCGTGAAGGACACGGCGTTGTCGGCGTACGCCTGCTGGTACAGCGACTGCACGGAGAGCAGGTCGTCGAGGGCGATCTCGTCGACCGACTGCACCAGCTCGGCCGCCTCGTACTGGTCGTACCCAAGGGCCTCGACCTCGGCGAGCAGGTTGTCCTTCGTCGGGAAGGCCACGACCATCGTGTTGCCGCTCTGGTCGTAGATGCACGGCTCCACCTCGAAGCCCTGCTGCCGGAACTCCTCGACCTTGGCCCGCTCCTCCGGGTTGGTCATGCTGAACCGGACCCGGCGGATGAAGTACTTGGCGTAGATCGGGTGGATGCCCTCGGTGACGCCCGGCATCTTGGCCACGGTCCCGGTCGGGGCGACGGTGGTCACCTTGACCGGCTCGGGGATGCGCAGCTCGAAGGCGTAGTCCCGGGCGGCCTGCCGTACCTCGGAGTACAGCTCGGTGAGCAGCTTGCGGGCACCGCGGTCCCGGCCCAGCTTGGCGTAGGCCACGCCGCGCTTGGCGAAGAACGCCTGCACGCCGAAGTGGCCGACTCCGACCCGGCGCTCGCTGTCCATCACCGCCTTCTGGCCGGCGTCGTTCATGTCGCCGTAGGTGGCGCGGATCAGGAAGCGGGCCATGAGGCGGTGCGCCTCCAGCAGGCCGAGGATCTCCATCGGTCCGCCCCGCCGGGTCGGCGAGAAGGCGTCGAGGTTGACGTGGCCGAGCACACAGGCACCCCATTCAGGGAGGCCGATCTCCCCGCACGGGTTGGTCGCCACGATCTCGTTGACCTCGCCCTCGTTGGTGAGGGTCGAGTGCCAGTAGCCCGGCTCGCCGTTGGTCAGCATGCCGGTGACCGCCTGGCGGTGGACCTCGGCGGCGAGGACGTGGTTGATGTGGCGCTGGTCGGCGAGGGCGGTCAGGAACTCCTCGTCCACCTCGACCGAGATGTTCGTCGTCCAGTGCAGGCCAGTGTCCTGCTTGCACTCCAGGAAGTCGGCGATGAACGGGTCCTTCCAGTGCACGATGGACATGCGGGCCGACCGCCGGTTGCCGCCGGAGACGACGCACTCGGCGATGGCGTGGTCGATCTCCATCGCCTGCACCGGGGTGACGTGGTTGACGCTCCAGTCGGTGTCGAAGTAGGCGTCGTTGAGCACCCGCTCGACCTCGTGCAGCAGCTTGGCGAACGGGGCCGGGCCCGAGGCGTAGCCGCCGAAGGTCTTCAGCCGGCTGCCCTTGCAGCGCACCCGGCTCACGTCGTAGACGCGGTTCTCGTGCAGCACCTCGTCGTCGGTCATGTAGGTGTCGATGAGGTCGACCAGGGCGGCAGCCCAGCCTTCGCGGGAGTCCTCGACCTCGAACGCGCCGGCCCAGTCCGAGGCGTACTGCTCGGAGAGCAGGCCGGCGGCCTTCATGTCCTCGTAGTCCCGGTGCATCGGGTCACAGACGACGTGCACCTTGAGTCGCCGCCGCGGAGCGCCGAACGGCTCCAGGAAGCGGGTGCTGTAGTTGGCCCCGACCCCGCCGCCCTCCATCAGGCGCATGAAGGTGAACTCGAAGTGCTTGCTCAGGCCGCCCGTCCAGCCGGCGACGTGGCAGTTGAACAGGTACTGCCGGCCCTTCACGCCCGAGGCCCACAGGTGCCGGCCGGCGGGGATGATCGCGAACTTGAGCATGTACCGCTTCAGCCGGCGGTACTCCTCCTGCACGTCCTCGGACCAGGTCTCCTTCGCGCCGTAGACCAGGCCGAGGTTGCCTTCCACCACCCGCTCGACCGTCTCCGGCCAGGTCTCCTTGGTGCCGTCCGGCTTCGTCCGCGAGTAGGTCCGGTTGTAGACGACCTCGCCGGTCGGGCCGAACTGGTAGCCGGGGTCAGTGTCGATGGTGATCACTGGGTGGTGTCCTCACTCTCAATTTCACACTCGTCTCCGTTGAGGTGGGCGACGATGCGCCCGACCCCACGGATCAGTCGGTCGGAGATGGTCTGCCTGGGGGTGGCGAGCTGGGCGGCGATGTCTCGCTCCAGCCAGTCCATGCCGTACCGCAGGAACAGGGCCTGGCGCTCCTCCAGCGGGAGGTACGTGCTGCGCCAGGCCCCCTTGATGTCCGCCAGGTGGGCGTACAGGGTGTTGCCGGTCTTCGGGTTGGGCTTGGTCCTCGGCATGTCGGGGTCGGGAGCCCGGGGGTCCTCCATGCCGTAGGCGAAGGACGAGTCCCACACCGCCGGCAGTAGCCGCTCCACCAGCTCCCGGTCGTAGCTGCTCACTCGTCAGCACCCGACCGCAGCGCCTCGTAAGAGTACTGCCGGTTGGACCGGGCACCCTCCTTCCGCGCAAGGTCGGTCAGGTCGCACCACAGCCAGTGGTGCAGGCCGCCCAGCCCGTCCGGCCCGTCCGCGTACCCCCGGACGATGTCGGGCTTGCTGGCCAGGCGGATCAGCCCCTCCTGCAGCAGGTCGTCGTACTCGACCATCGTCACGGTGGAGTACTCCGCCGCCACCTTGGCCGCTGCCTTGCGGGCCACGTCTTGCACGCCGGGGATCTCCAGCACGCTCCAGTCGGCGCTCACCGCACCACCTCCTTGATGTTGGTCTGTCCGTCCTTGGTCACCGCGACGATCAGTCCCGGCGCACCCGTGGTGCCCTTGGCGTGCCGCCACCAGGTCGACTCGCTCTCCATCGCGGGCGGCTGCAGGAAGGTCCGCGGCCCGTCGGAGTCGACGTGTTCGTGGTGCAGGTGGCCGGCGAGGAGCAGGTCGGCCTGGTGCATGGCGCTGGACCGGTTGAACGCCTGCCCGCGCCACCACTCGAAGTGCTTGCCGGCCCGCCACTGGTGGCCGTGAGCGTGGGCCACGACCGTGCCGGCTACGTCGAGCACGACCGTCAGCTCGTCGGTCTGCGGGACGAAGAAGCCGACGTGGCCGAACGCCTCAGGGTTGAGGGCAGCGGCGTCGGCGACGGCGATCAGCGACTCGGTGTCGTGGCTGTCGTCGTACCGAGTCACGCCCTTGCCGACGAACCGGACCGCCTCGCCGTGGTTGCCGGGGACGGCGGCCATGCTGACCTTGCCGGTCATCGGAGCGAACGTGGTCAGCGCGTGCAGCATCACCCGCCGGGTCAGCCGGATCTGCTCGTTGAGCGTCAGCGGCGTGCGCCACACGTTGGCCCCGCCCTGCGACTGGAAGCCCTCGATGTGGTCGCCCAGCCAGGCGATGTGCACATGGCCGATGTCGAACCGGGACTGGTACTCGCACAGCAGGTCGGCCGCCTTGTTGAGGCAGTCGATCGTGCGGTTCAGCGTGCCCTCCACGCCGTCGCCGTCGATCTTCCCGAACTGCATGTCGCCGAGGGCCACGATGAAGCCGTGGTCGCCGGTCGGGCGGTTCTCGTGCAGCAGGCCCTCGTACGGCTTGATCGCGGAGAACAGCTCGTCGAGGTTCGGCCGGTCGGCCTCCGCGGAGCCGGCGCGGGCGAAGGTGAACCGGGTGCTGACGCCGGTCTCCCCGCTGGCCATCGTCCACTCCGAGGAGCGGAAGCCAGTGGCTACCCAGGCCGAGGGGTCCAGGCCCTGGGCCCGCAGGTGGGCGACCGCAGCGTCCTCGGTCACCTCGCCCTGCGGGCCCCTCACCGTCACCGCAGCGACGTCGCCCGTGACCTCGACCTGCCGGGTGAAGTCCCGCTCGGGGTCGGTCGTCCGCGCCGGGATGGCCGGGCCGACCGGCTTGGCGAGCAGCTCCTCCAGCAAGTGTTCAGTCACAATGTCACACCCCGCTCTGGCGAATCGATCGCCGGTACGTACGGATGGTCGACGCAGAGACGGCGTGCCCCTTGCGGGCCAGCCAGTCGGAGAGGAACTCGGCGCTGGTCTCGCCGATCAGGTGCGGGTAGAACGCCGCCCGGTAGTCGGCGTCGAGGGACTCCCACGCCTCGACCAGCTTCTTGCCGGGCTTGCCGGGCAGCTCCACCATCAGCCAGGGGTTCTTCACTGGCCCACCTCGCGGGCCTTCTTCGCCGCCCGCCTGCGCCGGCTGTCCTGCACGGCGGCCACGGCCACCGCGGCGACCTGCACCAGCTCGGCCTCCCGCTTGACCGGGTCCTCCTCGGCCAGGGCCTCGAAGACCTCCTCCAGAAGCACGCCGTCCCAGGCGAGCTGGTTGTTGTCCTGCCGGTAGGCGTTGGTGGTCTTCCACTGGTTGGCGTCGTGCAGGTAGTTGCCCTGGTAGATCCAGTCCATGCCGTTGTCCGGCAAGGCCGGCAGGGTCTGCTCGCCCCACAGGTCGATCTGCTGGTACCGCTCGGTGCGGACCTCGCGCAGCACGTCGTTGATGTCGTTGAACCGCTTGATCGCGGCCTCGGTCGCGAGGGGGTTGGTCACTGGTTCGTCTCTCCATTCAGTGCAGCGAGCAGCACGTCGGCGTTCTGGCCGGCGGCCATGTAGGTCTCGGTGACGTCGCCCTCGGTCAGGCGCACGCCCTTGGCCTGCCGCAGCGAGCGGCAGATCCGGTTGGTGAACTCGGCACCCGCGTCGTCCGGGTCGCCCCAGACCCAGATCCGCGAGAAGCCGGCGAGCATCCGGCGATGCCGGGGCTTGAAGTTGTTCGCCCCGGGGAAGGCGACCGCCGGCAGGCCGATCTTGTTGAGCACGATGGCGTCGAACTCGCCCTCGGTCACATGGATCTCGTCGCCGGCCCGGTGGATCGCGCCGATGTTGTAGCAGCGCGCCGGCTCGTCCTTCACGGTGTTGTACTTGCCGTGGAAGAAGTCCCGGTGGTTGTGCTCCTCCAGGCACCGGAACCGGATCGACAGCGGCCTGCCGTCCCGGTCCAGGTAGGGGATCGCGACCATCCCGCGGTACTTGCTGTGCCCGGGGTAGGGGTCAACGACGACGCCAAGCCGGAACGTATCCGCCTCCGCCTTGCCGAGGCCCCTTCCTTGCAGGTGCTGCACGGCGGCCACCGTGAGCTGATCCTGATACGCCCGGGTCGCTTCCTCCAGCGTCTCCCGCTGCGAGGCCGAGAGAGGCCGCAAGGCTTCTGGCTCGGACAAAGTCGCACCCCTCCTTCTCCATGATCAGTGCGTAGGAGTCACCTCCCTTGCCACACGAGTGGCACTTCCACAGGTCCTTGTCGGTGTTGACCGAGCAGGACGGCGTCCGGTCCTCGTGGAGCGGACACCGGACCATCTGCGACACCTTGTGCGGGCTGTACGGCACGTCGTAGTGGTCGAGCACTGCCTCCAGCGAGGGCCGTTCGTCGCTCACTCGAAGGTCACCCCGAGCAGCTCCTCGACGGCCTCGATCTCCGCGACGCCGAAGTACTCCTCGTCCCGCGCACCGGCCTCGGCGAACGAGTCGATGACGAAGTACGCCTTGGCCTTCGCGTCGGCCCAGGCGATCACCAGGTGTCCCACAGTCCGAAGAAGTGCTCGACGGTGGTCAGCACGTACGCCTTGCGCCAGTTCGCGCCGCGCCGCTTGACGACGGCGATCGGCAGGATCTCGGTTGGGCTGATGCCCCTGTGCTTGGCGTAGTTCAGCCACTCGGCCTCGGCCTCCTTGACGAAGGTCGCCGGCTCGAACCGGGCCGCGTTCTTCTGCTCGACCACCACGATCTGGGGGATGAGCAGGCCGGCGCGGTGCTTGACGACGGTGTCGCCCTCGTCTTCCTTGCCAGCGAGAGCCAGGGTCTCGACGTCGAAGCCCTCGCCCCGCATGCCCTCGCGGAAGTCGGCCTGCCACTGCGCGCCCTTGCGCCGGTTGGCCTTGTTGCGCTTGGCGACATCAGTCACAATGTCACACCTCCTGAAGGGTTCGGGCCCGGTGGGTGGGCGGGGTGCTGTGGAACCGGGTGAACTCCGGCTCACACCACATGACGGCGTACTTGCGGGCGGTCGGGTCGGAGGGGCCCATGCGCTGCTTGATCGTGGCGACCCGGTACTCCATCGTGTTCGGGTCCAGCGCCACGCTCAGGCTCAGCTCGGGCTTCTCGGACAGGCCGCCCTTGACCTGGTCCCGGCTCGGCGGGTTCCAGGGGTCGGTCTTCGCCTCCCACGCCTTGTCGCTGGCGTGGTGCAGGATGATCACCGTGGCCCCGGTGTTGCGGGCCAGCTCGGTGACCAGCGACATGACCGCCATCTGGGCGGTGTAGTCGCTCTCCGCGGCATCGAAGTCCATGAGGTTGTCGAAGACGATCACCTCGGGGTAGGCGTCCCACAGCTCGACGTACCCATCCAGCTCCTCGTCGACCTGCTGCCAGGTGATCGGCGAGCCGAAGCTGAAGGTGATGCGATTGTTGGCCAGGGCCGCCAGGTACTTGTCTCGGTACTTCCCGCCCATTGCCATGCCCTTCTCCACCACCTCGGTGGTGTCGCCGGTCGCCATGCTGGCGAGCCGGGACGAGGCGGTGAAGGCGGACATGTCGGCGGAGAAGTAGAGGGTGGGCAGGTTCATCTGCGCCACCCAGAACAGGGCGAAGCCGCTCTTCTGCGTGCCGGACCGACCGGCCACCATGATGACCTCCCCGTGCCGGGGCCGGCATCCACGCGCATACAGCGCCTCGAATGCCGGCACCCGGGGAAGTTCACGACCGGACTCGGCGTGCAGTGCGAGGGACCTACCAGCGGTCAGCAACTGCTACAGCCTCCTCAGGTTGGTGGTTCAGTCGAAGCTCGGGACGTCGGCCAGCGCGGCGTTGATGGCCGCCTCGCGGTTGGTGTAGTAGTTGCCGACCTGGCCCTCGGTGGTGGCGTCCACGTCACGGAAGGCGTAGCCGGAGCCGGCCTGGGTCGGCACCTTGCGGACCACGCCGACGAACGCGCCGCCGATGGCCTTCTCTGCGGTGTCGGCCAGCATGAAGTGGACGAGCCGCACGCCCTTGAGGACCTTGGTCGGCTCGCCCTTCTCCAGGGCTTCCGAGTTGCCGAACACGGTGACGTCCGCGGTCACCTCGTCGCGGGTCTTCGTCACGCCGTTGTAGGTGTGAGGCACAGCCTTCTGCACCTTCTTCGGCTCGACCAGCAGGGCCAGGTCGTTCATGTGCTCGCCCGGCTTGAAGATCGAACCACCGGCGAAGTCAGACGGCTTGGAGAAGACAGACACTGTAGGGGTAGCTCCTTCGCTCAGTAACAATTACACACGTAGGGATGGGGTAGGGCAGGGGTTGGTCAGGCGACCAGGGCGCGGATCTTCGCGGCGGCCTCGGCGTTGCGGATGCACTCGTCGTCGGCAGCCAGGGCCAGGTCGTTGAGCCGCTCGGCTTCCGCCAGCGCGGCGTCGCGGATCAGCGCCTGCTCGTAGGCGGCGGTCTCCAGGTCGGTGGCGGCAACCTCGAACAGGGTTCGGGCGGACTCGGCGACCGCGGCGGCGGAGTTGACCCGCTGCTCCAGGGTCAGCTCGGCAGGGGTCTCGGTGCTCTTCAGGCCGAAGGCCACGGTGGGGGTTCCTCTCACGTTGGTTGTCAGGCGGACTGCAGGGCCTTACCCCTGGCCTTCCAGGCGTCCATCACGGCGCTGTCGGCGAAGGCGGCCTGGTTCTCAGCCCAGATCCGCTGGAGGGTCGGCACGTCGGTCGCGCCCTCGATCAGCTTCAGGACCGGGTTCTCCTCGGGCTCAGCCGGCGGAGCGGTCGAAGCCGCAGCCTCGGCCCACACGTCACCGGTCGTCCTGGTGGCGTTCGCTCGGGCCTGCTGGGGGGAGGGGATGACCGTGCCGCCCAGGATGCCGGCGACGTTGCCCTTGCCGTGCGCCAGGTTGGTGGCGTTGACGACCACCTCCGACAGCGTCAGGCCGGCGACCTCGTCCTCGTCCAGGCCGAAGTACTCCATGAGGTCGTGGCGCACCTCGGCCGGCAGGCCGTTGAAGACCGCCCAGGTCTCCTCGTAGCCCTTGCCGTACTTGATGGTCACGGTGATTCCGCGACCCTTGGGCTCACTCGCGATGCTCACTGCGGGGCTCGCTCCTCTCTCTTGCCTGCACTACATTACACACCGGGCTCGGCCAGATCCGGCGTCCGCGCACCCGGCTGGAAGGGGACGAGGATCTTCTTCTTGCGCCGGGCCTCCCGCACCTCACGGGCGACCTGGACGGCCTTCCAGCCCTCGGACAGGTTGATCCAGTGGATCTCGCACTTGGCGGAGCCGGCGGGCAGGTTGATGATCAGGCCCCACTCCTGGTTGACGTCCGGCAGCGGGGTGCGCGTCTGCGTCTTCCAGTCGTAGAACATGCCCCGCGAGTAGACGGAGAGCTGCATGGCCATCTTCAGCTCGCCGTACTCCATCGACCCGGTCTTGAGGTCGGTGATCAGGTTGCCGCAGATCCACTCCGGCCAGCCCATGCCAGGGCAGACCGCCCCGGGGCCGGGCCCGTCGTAGAAGGACACCCGGTCCGGGGTGCCGGCCACCTTGATCTCGTCGACCACCACCAGGCGCTCGGCGTCCACGACGGTCAGGTCCACGGTGGCCGCCTTGTAGGCAGCCATGTCGGCCAGGTCAGCCTCGGTGCACGGCGGCAAGGGCTCGCCCCTGTCCACGTACTCCGAGAGATCGTGGAGGTGCGAGCCCTTCTCGCGCTTGACGTGAGCGCCGGCCACGGTGACCAGCTCCTCGGCCAGCTTGTCGAGCTTCTTCTTGTCGTCCACCGGGTCGAGGACCGCGGCCTCGTTCACCAGGCGGGGAGCCTTCGTCGCTCCAACCAGGACCATGCGCTTGTTCCACTTGGTCAGGTTGGTCTTGTCCTCGATGACGTCGATGAAGGTCGTGCAGCGGGTGTACGGCACCAGCTTGGGCTTGTCGGGCACGTAGATCAGTGGGCGGTCCCACCGGTCGCGGGGTTGCTTGTCCTCAACGGGACGGTCGGTGCTGCCGAGCTGGCTCGGCTTCATCAGGCCGGCGGTCACTCGGCCTCCGGGTCGGTCAACCAGATACGGATGGTTCCGTCCTCCAGGTAGTTGGGCTCGCACTCTTCCGGGTCCAGGAACTCCAGCCCCCAGGACTCCACGAGGTCGACGACCTCGGCGTACTGCAGGCGGGTGAACCCGGGGCGAAGGTCGATGTGGAAGTCGAAGGAGTCGCGGTCGTAGCAGACGTGGATCAGTCCGTCAGCGGTGGTGAAGGACTGCGGGGTCTCGGGGTTGTGCATTGGTGCGTTCCTTCGTTCGTGCAATTGTGCGCGGAGGATGAGGGTACAACGTAATCCCGGGGTGCGACATGAGCCGCGCATCCACCAGGGGAAACGTCCCGCCGGGGAGCAGAACGCTACGACACCGCTACCGCTCCTGTCCACGCCCGTGGACGCCCATCCGCAGGATTGGACGAACGGATGATGAAGCGGGAATCGTGTGTCCACGTTCGTGGACCGTGCGTCCTGTCACCTGGACGAACCCGCAGGTCAGGGGCTACGGTGGCGTCGCCGCCAAGCAGAACCAGGAGGCGTACATGATTGACCACGAGCTGGCGAAGCTCATCGAGAAGAGGCGGAAGGAGCGCAGGGAGTCGTACGGAGACATCGCCGACCGCGGCGGTGAGCACCTGTCGAAGTCGTACGTGCACAAGCTGGCAACCACCGACCGCCCGCCCATGCCCAAGCCGGAGCAGATCACCGCGCTCTCGGCCGCCCTTGAGGTGCCCGAGGACATCGTGCTGCGCGCGGCCCAGCAGTCGGCCGGCTACCACGTCTACGAGACCGAGACGCCGGACACAGGCACGCGGATTCTGATCAGCAACATCGAGAAGCTGACCCCGGCGCAGCAGGCTTCGGTGGCCGCGCTCGTCGAGCACCACCTCCGCGAACTCGGTGACCGAACGTGACCAAAAGGGTGAGCGTTCAACAGTTGCACCGCGACAAGAGGCACGTTTACGATCTCCTGCGTAGCGCCTGACCAGGCAATATGATCAACCCGGGCCCCCACAAGAGGTGCCCCTCTCCCCGCCAGTAACACCAGCACCAAGGACACGCACCGTGAAGATCGTGAAGGCGCACACCGGGGCCGACGCTGTCCCGGTCCCAGGTAGGGACGTCATCCTCGTCGACCCGGAGATCGGCCGCACCACGGCGATCAACGCCATCAGCGCCATCCTCCCCACGCATCGGGCGATGGTGGAGAGCTGGGTCGACCCGGTCATTCCCTCCCGCCGGCCGGTGATCGAGGCGATCACCCAGGAGATCCCGGTGGTCGCCCGCCAGTACCGCCCGGTGCGGCCGATCGAGATCCAGCCGGGACGGCACCGTGTCCCGCAGAGTCGCCGTCGACCCCTCAGCAAGCCTGTCCGGGTGGCGCTCCGGTCCGCCTCGCTGGCCGTCATCGCCACGATCGGGCTCACGCTGGGCGCGATGATCGGCGGCGGCCCGCAGCCGGCGTCCGCCGACGGGGTGTGGAGTAAGCCGGCCTTCACCACGGTGAGCCAGACGGGGATTGGCTGGACGTGCGAGACCCATCCCGAGCTGGCCGAGTGCATCTCCGACGAAGGTGCCCCGGTGACGGTCGAGGCGTGGGACGGGCCCGACGGGATGAAGTACACCTTCGAGTACGAGGACCCGATCACGCTGGAGAAGCATCGCGTCGACCTCAAGGTCTTCGAGTCCGAGGAGGCCGAGCGGAGGTGGCACACCTACCAGACCGCCGGTCGCGAAAACCTGGTGGCCGGGAAGAAGTGGGTCGCCTACGGCACCGACGCCAAGCGCATCGCCAAGTACACCAAGATCCTGAAGCAGCGGCACAAGTAACCCGAGCAAGAGAGAAGCCCCCGGCCAGGTGCACCGGGGGCTTTCTCAGTCTGCGCGCTTGAGGATCTTGGTCTTGCGCTCGGGGACTCGGACCAGGTCCGTGTCGATACCCTCCCGCGCCGGCACGTAGAAGAAGCCCTCCTCCGTGTCCGGGTCGTAGTGCACCACGAGCTTCTTGTTCTTCAGCCGGGCGACGAAGGCGCTCAGCCGGGTGGCGTCCTCCTCCCGCAGCTCCTTGCCCTCGCGCCGCCGGGCCTCCGTCCGCAGCATCATGGCTGGGAACAGCCAGCGGTGCTCGTCCCTCAGCGCCCAGGGAATCAGCTCGTCGTTGCGGGTGTATCGGCTCTCCAAGCCCTTCCTCCTTCGGAAGTTTCCCCAGAGGGAGGGGACCGTCTCGATGTTGTACTTGCGCTTGTACTCGTCGATCATCCACTGGTAGGAGCGGCCTTCCTCGAACCAGCGGAGCACCTCTTGCTCGTTCTGGATCTTCCGTGCTGGCACGGTTTCGCCTCCCAGGGGATCGACGTGGCAAATTGGACTTGTGCAATGTTGCCTCGCTTGCAAGGCGCTGTCAAGTCGGCATGCTAGGTTAAAGCCGACATCGAGGCATGGCGGCCCCACCTGGAGGGACAATGGCAGAGGTCAGGCTCATTGTGTGTGACGTGTGTCGCGATCCCACGCGCACCACAGATCGCTACAAGATTCAGACCGGAGGGCGCACCGTCACGACCGACCTCTGCGACCAGGACGCGGCCCCGATCGTGGAGCTGATGGAGAAGATCAAGAAGGTCAGCCCGGGGCAGAAGACGCGGGGGATGGCCCGGGTCGCCACGATGGAAGAGATCGAGGCACTCAAGAAGGCCCGCAAGTAAGACAGCAAGAGAGCCCCACCCGCCATTCCGGCAGGTGGGGCTCCTTCGTTACTGGACCGCGGGGAAGGTGACGGTCTGCGCGTCCGCCGGGTCGACCGTGCCGACCTCCTCGACGGGGGTCAGCTCGTCGCGGGGCTCGACCTCGGCCAGCTCGTCGAGCACGGTCGGCTCCTCGGCCGCCGTCTCCGGGTCGGTGGCGGCCAGCCAGGGCAGCCGGCGCTCGATGAACGCGGCGACCGCGGGGTTGTTCATGACCTTGGTGATCCAGCTCGCGATGGCGACGATGGCCGCGCCAGCGGTGGCCAGGATGCCGTACGTCTCGCCGGGGACGACGTCCTTGGCGTGCTCCAGCAGGAGCGGGACGAGAACCAGCATGACCGGAGCGGCGGCCACGACCGTCTGGAAGGTGGTGCGGATGCGACGCCTGGTTGCGTCATTCACTGGGGGCGATCCCTTCTTCGGCCGCGTCGAGACGGGCGCGGAGGTAGGTGGTGGACAGCGGGCCGAACTTGTCGACGGCCTTGCCGTCCTTCAGGACCAGGACGGTGGGGACCGAGGCCACCCCGTACTCGTCGACGAGGTGGCCGTTCGGTCCGTCGATGTCGACCTTCAGCAGCTCCAGCCCCCGGGCCTCAGCCTCGTCGACCAGCCGGGGACTGAACGCCTTGCAGGGGCGGCACCACTGGGCGGAGAAGTAGAGGAGCTGGATCATGCGCGCAGCTTCGCCGCCGTCTTCGGGCCGACCACGCCGTCCGGCCAGATCAGCTTCTTGCGCTGGAAGGACTTGACCGCGCTCTTCGTGGCGGAGCCGAAGACCCCGTCGAGCACCAGGCCGTAGCCCTTGGCCTTGAGCAGGCGCTGGGCCTCCTTGACGTCGGTGCCGGTCAGGCCCTCCTTCAGCAGGCGCACGCCGAAGTTGGTGACCAGGGCGTTGAGGGTGTCCTCGCCGACGAGTCCGTCCGCGTCCAGCCAGCGGGCCTTCTGGAAGTCCTTGACGCCGGCTTCGGTCTGGTCGCCGAAGATGCCGTCCTGGCTGACCTTGCGGCCACGCTTCACCAGCAGGGTCTGCATGGCCTTGACGTCCGTGCCCCGCATGCCCTTCTTCAGCACCCGGGAGCCGAGCTTGTAGGCCGGCAGCGACGGGGCGGGAGTCGGGGCGGGAGTCGGGGCCGGAGGCGGCGGGGCGACGTCGAGGAGCTGGCCGCCGCGGGCCAGGTAGTCGACCAGCGACTCACCCCGCAGCACGGAGAGCAGGGCCTCCTTGTTGACCATCGAGTCGACGTAGGCCCGCACCTCGGACAGGTGAATGTGCCACAGGTGACTCGGGTCGGAGGTGGAGGTCTGGTCCTTGCGGAAGTCGTAGCCCTCGACGTCCAGGTCCAGGTCGCACTGGCCGAAGAACTCCCGCCAGCCGGCGAGGCGCGGGTCGTTGGCCTGGCCGGCGTCAAGCAGCCGGGAGCTGTACTTGTCGATGTTGTGGTAGTCGCCCCGCTGCGCCGACCGGAAGGTCAGGTCGATCGCGGCAGCCTTGTCGCTCGGGCCGCGCCGGTCGTCGGCATGGACGACGGAGTAGTTGCCGGGCCAGTTCGCGTCGTTCGCGGCGCGAGTGTTGTGGTAGCCCTTCTTGTTGGCGTAGATCCCGCCGAGGGCGATGTCAGCGTCGAGCTTCTGGATCTCCAGCCACAGCCACCACATGGAGTCCGTGATGCGGGCGGGGTTGGGGTTCGTCACGAGGGGGAGACCTCCAGGGTCTGGGGGGTGACGACGCGGGCGATCCCGGCGGCGCGGACGATGCGCGCACAGCCGTCGCAGGGGGCGTCGGTGACGTAGAGGGTTGCCCCGAGGCAGGCGGCTCGGCCGCCCGCGTCGAGGAGCGCATTGACCTCGGCGTGCACAGAGATGCAGGAGCCGGGGCCCGTGTCGTAGGAGGAGCCCGGTGGGACGACGTCCGAGCCGAAGCGCCCACGCGGGCACGCGCCAGCCGTCAAGCAGCCCGGCTCACCGGGCGGGGCACCGTTGTACCCCTGCCCGATCTGCCGATGGTCTGCGTTGACGATGACCGCCCCGACCTGGCGTCGGGTGCAGTCGGCGCGGGCTGCGACCGCGTGGGCGATGTCGAGGTAGTACTCGTCCCAGTCCTTGCGGCTCACCGGCCGCCGCGGACGTGGTCGTCCAGCCGGCGCTCGACCTCAAGCCGCTCGACGCGCTCATGGCGCAGCTCCTCGCGGAGGCCGGCGATCTCCCTGCTGTGCCGGAGCTGGCCCTCCAGGACTCGATCGAGGCCGGCGAGGACCTGGTCGACGTCGTCGCGCAGGTTGGTCTGGTGGGAGTTGGCGACGTGCTCCCGCACCTCACCGAGCCGCTTGTGCTGCCGGCGCAGTATCTCGACGAGCACACCGACGAGGGCGACCGTGACGCCACCGCCGGCCGTCACCATTGCAGCCTGGACCGGGGCCTCCAGGGCGAGCGTGATCACAGGGTGTCTCATCTCCAGTTCGATCCGTCGCCCGTCTTGACCTGGGCGAGCACCCACTGGGAGCCGTTGCCGACCCACACGATGGCGTCGCGCCAGGTCGTCCCGTCGCCTACCCGGACACCGGAGAGCGTCGTGAACGAGCTGGTCGGGGACCACGCACCCGCGCCGGCCGAGTTGACCGCACGGATTCGGACGTAGTAGGTGGTGCCCGGCAGTAGGCCGGACAGGGGGGCAGGCGAGGCCGAGTCGGACACCGTCGTCGGGCTCGTGAAGGACGAGCTGGTGGACCGCTGGACCTCGTAGGTCGTGATGGCCGCACCGCCCGTGTCGGACGGGGCGAGCCAGGACACCGAAGCCGTGGTGGCCTTGATATCGCTGGTGCTGGGCGCGGCCGGCGCGCTGGGCACCGTCGTGGCGGTCGTGAAGCTGCGCGCACTCGACCAGGCGCTGTAGCCGGCGGAGTTGCGCGCCCGGACCCGGACGAACAGCACGGTGCCCTTCGGCAGGCCCGTGAGGTTCTGGCCGCTCCAGCCCGACTCATCCCAGCTCTGGATCACTTGCGTGAACGCCGAGTCCCGGGCAACCTGGCCGCCGTTGCCGTCCAGGGCGGCACCACCCAGGTCGGCGGGGTTTCCCCAGGTCACGGATGCCGTGGTAGCCGTGATGCTGTCGACGTTCGGCGCAGGCGGCGCACTGGGAACGGTGGTGCCGGTCGTGAAGGTGCGCGTACCCGAGTAGGCGCTGTATCCGGCCGAGTTGTGCGTTCGCACGCGGGCGTAGAGCGTGGTGCCCTTCGGGAGGCCGGTGACGGTCCGGCTGGTGGCCCAGCCCGATGCGTCCCAGCTCGCTGCCAGGTCCGTGAACCCGGTGTTGCGCGACACCTGGCCGGCGTTGCGGTCCAGGGAGGCACCGTTGTTCGCCGGGGTAGACCAGGACAGGGCCACGCTCGTCGAGGTGACGGAGCCGGCGGTGGGGGTGCCCGGCGCACCGGGAACGCTCGGCGGTCGCTTGGGCAGGGTGAGCGACCGGGTGTACGAGGGAGTGCCCCCGTTGTACATCCCCGAGATCGAGGCGGTCCAGGTGTAGGTGGGGCCTCCGTCGTAGTCGATGGAGGCGTTCATGTCGTGCGAGTAGATGAGCTTCGTCTCGCTGCCACTCAGGCCGTTGTAGAACGTGCCCGAGTCGCCGCCGGTCCCAGAGACCGAGTAGCTCTGGTTGTCGTCGAAGCGCCAACTGTCCATGCACTGCACGTAGACGCGCAGGTGGACCGTGACCGCGGTGCTGCTCGCGGTCGGCGTAGAGGTCCAGCAGTCGATGCCGACCCGAAGGTGCCCCTCAGCGGAGCCCCAAGTGGTAGCCATTCAGCCCTCCTCAGCCGACCGGCTGAATCCAGATGCGGTCGGCGGTCGGGGTGCCGGACGGCGTGGTGCTCGACACGGTCAGCGTGTAGCCGTTCCACTTGGTGGAGGTCTCGACGACGCTGGGGATCAGGTCGGACCAGCCCGAGCCGGTGTGGTACTCCCACTTGCCGGTGGTGGTGTTCAGGCCGAGCAGGGCCTTCCGCGGGCTGGACGGGCGGGTGTCGGTCGACCACGCCCGCACCCGGTTGCCCAGGAAGCGCCGGTCGTCGGTCACAGCCGTCGAGGCGATGCTCGCCACGCCGTTGGCGACGGTGATCTGGGCGAGCGGCAGCTCGTAGACCTCGGTGTCGGTCTGAATCAGTGCCGGCGCAGAGCCACCGGGCACACCCTCAACCGGGACGATGGTGATCCCGTTCTGGGCGGGGTCCAGCCGCAGCACGATCCGGTCGATGCGAGTCGCCGCCGAGGCGGGGCTCAGCGTCACCGTCTCCACGGCGGTGGAGTAGATGGCGTGGCCGCGGACCAGCGCGAAGCCGGGCTGCACGAAAACCTGCATGCCCGAGGCGTTGCCGCTGACCTGGAAGCCAGACCCGCCGTGGGTGTCCGCGACACCCGAGTCCTGCAGCTCACGGAACAGCCGGGAGTAGTCGCTCTCGGTCGTGTCGATGTTGTCGAACGGGTAGGAAGTGATGGTCACTCGCGGCTCCTGCGGACATGAGGAAGCCCCCCGAGTCGCGGGACTCAGGGGGCTCCAGGGAGGGAGGGTCAGGCGGGGGGTTGGGCGGGCGTGTTCGGGTCGAGACCCTCGCTGTACTCGCGGACGCGGTTGGTGGCGATCTTCACGGGAGGCTTGAGGATCGTCAGCACCACGCGGTACTGCTCGGGCGCGACGTAGCTCGCGGGGTCAGGGTCGCCGTCTGGCAGGGCTCGCTCGAAGACGGCATGGATCACGCCGCTCGGCTGGCCGTCGTAGGCGTTGTCGTAGACCCACGCGACGGGGGTGATGGGGATGAGTGCCAAGGGAGACTCCTACCATTCGGCAGTGAAGCGGATCGCTTCGAGCGACATGAAGCCCTGCGGCTGCGTGGGATCAGAGCTGCCCTGCTGCCCGGCCTGCCTGTTGATCGCCCCCACGTTGGTGACGTCAAGCCGACCGAGGCCGTTGCCGCCGGCCACCGAGGGGAACATCAGGCGGTACCTCGGCCGGCACCCCTCGGGCAGGATCGCGACATCGGCGGTGCCGTTCTTCACCAGTCCGCGCACCTCGACCAGGCTGCCGGGGTGCATCTTGAACTCGGCGAACGGGTAGCCGCCCGAGTAGTTGGCCCAGCCGTTGATCAGGCTGAGCAGCGTCCACCGCCCGGTCCAGTACATGCCGATCGTGTGCCACTCCTGCTGAGCGACAGACCAGGCGTCGGTGACCTGCGCGAAGTTGACCGGCACCCACCTGGTGCCGTCCGTCCAGTCGTCGTGCTTGACCGTGAGGGTCGCCTTGAAGTCGGACGGCGTCGCGGCAGCCTTGACCTCCAGGTGGAAGCCGTCGTACGTGCTGCCGATCGGGATGAGTCGCGCCTGGGTGAAGGGAGGGGCGGTGAAGGCTGCGCTGTTGTACCCGCCGAACTCCTCCAGGCGCAGGTGCGCGCCCTCGCGGTCGTAGTAGGCCGGGCTCGCCTTGATGCGGATGTGGGCGTGCTGGCCACTGCCGGTGGTGCTGATGGTGAACTCGGCCGCCGCCTTGTTCGGGACTACGTTCTGCACGCCGGGGATGGTGCCGATCCGGTACCAGTTGCCGGCGGTCAGTGCGCCAGTCTTGGTCAGCACCTCACTGTTGTCGAAGGCGAGCTTCTTCCACTGACTCCAGCCGCCCTGGTCGGTGTGGTAGAAGCGCTTCCACATGCCGTCGCCGTCGTTGTCGTAGCAGATCTGCGTGCAGCGGTAGTTGCTGATGCTGTGCGTGACGACCGTGCCGTAGCCACCGTTGACGCTCCAGCCACTGCCGGCCCCGAGGCTCAGGTGCGACACGCCAAGGGGGTAGGTCTCTGCCGCGTCGGCCTCGGCCTTGGTGTTGTTCCCCAGGTAGCGCGCACCCTCCAGGGTGTCGAGCCGGCCGTCGAGCCCGGCGATGTCGGTCTCCACCAGGGCGACCTTGTGCCAGTCGGTGAAGCCGTAGCCCTCGACCCCGGAGCGGATCTTCATCTCCGGCGTCTGGAACACCCCGGTGTGGTTCTGCCAGGTCTGGGTGACCTTCCCGTCGCCGGCCGGATGCTGCGTCCGCACCGGGCCGGACTGGAAGCCGAACGGCCAGCCCTGAATGGAGGCGTCGCTGATGTAGACCAGCGACTCACCCTGTGGGTAGTTGGCCGGTTCGGTCTGGTCCTGGTAGTCGGCCACGTTGAGGATCTGCGTGCCGGTCGTCTTGGCCGCGGACTCCAGCGCGGAGATCCGCGCCTCCGCACCCTTCACCCGCTTGCTCAGTGCGGCGTCGGCGTTGAAGCCGGTCGGGTCGCCCAGCACCACGCCGAGGCGGAAGCCTTCCTGGTCGACCTTCATCACGTAGCCGGTGACGGTGGCCTTGACCTCCTGGCCCTCGACCACGACGGCGACCTGGTCGCCCACGTTCCAGTGGGTGCCGAAGTCCATCGCGCTGTCTTCCATCGGCACGACCTGGACGGCCAGGCTGGTGAAGCCCTCGTCGGCGAGCACCTCCAGGCCGGTCTGCTCCAGCTCCTCGCCCTCGTGGGCGTTGGTGTTCTCCAGGAACTTCTCGATGCGCCGGCCCCAGTCGGCCTCCGCGGCGGTCGAGGAGCTGGTGGTGACGTGCTCGAAGTGTCGAGCGCCGCCCTTGACGTTGCCGGCGACGATGACCCGGGTGGTGCCCGGGGGGCTCATGGCGACCCGGTGGCCGGCGAGCGTGCTGTGGTAGATGTCCAGCCGGACCAGGTCCGACCGGTCCGCCACCGAGTAGGTCTCGAAGTGCAGGTAGTCGCCGCGCTGGATGATGCGGAAGCCGAGGTCGGCCGCCACCGCCAGCTCGCCGACCAGGTTGCCGAGCACCTTGAAGCGGGCGCTCTTGGTGACCGTGGGGCCCCGGCCGTGGTCGGTGCCCATGCGGAGCCTGCTCACCAGCGCGGCGCTGCGCCGCTCGGCCGGGGCACCGGGTCCGATGTTGGCGTTGACGAACTGGTGCATCAGGGTCTCGGCGGGGCCGGTGCGCTGGTCGTGCTTGGTGCCCCACTCCTTGATCATGTGGGGGTCCGACGGGTCTGGGACGGCCAGGGCGTCGGCCAGCAGGACGGTGTCGTCGACACCCTCGAAGGTGATCGTGCCGCCCGGGTCCTCCGCGGTCGCTGCGTTCTCGGGCTTCACGGTGGGGCCGGAGAACATCTCCTTGCCGTCCGGCCCCGTGACCACGATGCCCGCGCCGGGCTGGCGCAGAGCCCCCGCGAGGGGGTGCTCCGACGCCAGCTTCAGCGTCCAGCTTCCGACGTTGTTGTGCAGGTCCTCCAGTTGCAGGTCCAGGTCTTCCGGCCGGATCAGGCCCAGCCGGACCAGGCTCCTGTCCCGCACCTCGACGGTGATGTCCTGCAGACGCACGTCAGATCACCATCCAATTCCGGGGTCGCCAGGTACAGGTGATGGACGACCGGCCCTGAACCTCGGCGAGACTGTTCGTCGAGACCGAGGCGTGGGGCGTGCCCGTCCAGTCGTAGTAGCCGGCGATCTCGGTGTCCTTGTTGTCGCCGTCGAAGTAGGTGCCGGTGTAGTCGCCCGGGACGACAGCCCAGTAGGCGATGTCGAAGGTCCCGTGCCCGCTCCCCGCTGCCGGGGGGTTCAGCGGCAGCCCGCAGTACAGCCCGATGGTGCTGTCCACGGAGGCGTCGGCCTGCGCGGTGAACACGACCCGCACGTCCTTCCAGGCCGACCCCACCGAGGAGACGGTCACCGCGTCCATGACCCGGTTGCCGTAGCCCGGGTTCGCCAGCGCGACCGTGATCCCCGGCGAGCCCCAGCCCTGCACCCGCATCCGCATCAGCAGGGTGTACTTCTGGCCCGCCACGATCTCCGTGCGGGACAGCGCCTTGGACCGGGCCACCCGCCACTTCGGGGCCGGCGTGCCAGGCAACACCCGCCACCGGCCGTACCGGGAACCGGCCGACCCATCCGCCCAGCAGTGGAACCAGTCCTGCGCGGCCCCTTCTCGGATGGTCGGGTTGGTGACCGTGAGGTCGTCGAACTGCCACGTTGCCGGCACGCCCTTGGCGTAGGCGGCAGGGAAGACAGTCGCGAACCTGGCGGGGCCTGCCGCCGTGTGGGAGCAGGTCCACTCGTGAGCCCAGGTCGTCGGCTCGGCCGTGCCATCGAGCCAGCCCCGCAGCCTCAGCTTGTTGCCGGTGCCCTGGAACCTGACCCGCACTGGACTGTTGGTCGTCGAGCCAGCGATGCCGGGGTAGGCCGTCGTGCTCGTGTCAACGCCGCCAGAGCGGTTCAACAGGCTGGTGGTGATGTTCGCATCCGTGAACCAGACGCGGGCCTCCACGAAGTTGTTGCCATCGACCCGCCTCGCCTGGATGTTGATGCGAGGGTTGCTCGGGTCAGCGACCAGGTCGGGAGTATGGATCAGCATGGTGATGTCGAAGTCCGCGAGCGCCGTGGGCGCGGACGGGATGACCTCGTAGGTGATGCCCGGCGTGGTGGCCTTGACGTTGAGCCTGCTGCCGTCCACCCAGTAGTTGGCGGTGGTGCCGCCCCCCGTTGTGTACGTCGCCCCGGAGTCCGACGTGCCGACGCCGCCCGTGACCGAGCGGGTGAACGTGTCGCGCAGGAGCGGGGTGATGTCCAGCCCGGCCGACCCCTCCTGCCCGGTCGCCAGCGGCGCGAGCATCTCCGAGGTGGAGGCGTGCGCGGTGCCGGTCCAGCGGTGGGTGTAGATCCCGCTCGCCGACCAGGAGCCCTCGAAGAAGTTCTCCATCGAGGTGGACTTCTCGATTAGGGCGGCGTCGAAGTAGGCCACGTCGCCAGCCGCCGGGAGCGTGCCGGTCGTGTAGCAGGCCACCGTGACGTACGACGTGTTCGCCGGGGCCAGGCCGCCGTAGCCGCCCACCCGGGTCCAGGTGTTCGCTGGCACGCTGACGACCGAGCCAGAGACGGTGGACAGCTTGACGTTCGCGCTGTCCTTGAACTCGACGTTGATCTTGAAGTCCAGCGCGGCCGACGAGTAGACGTACATCGACCCGTACACCGGGTCGCCCGCCACTACCGAGCCAGCCAGGGAGTTGGCGTATCCACCGAACGTCACGCCGCCCGTGGCGACGGTCTTGTAGGAGGCCACCGTCCCGCCGTAGCGGTTCTGCTCGGTCGATCGAGCGGCGGACGACGCGCCGACAGCACCCCAGTTGCTGGCGTCGTTGGCGAGCACCGGGTTGGGCATCAGGTTGGTGCGGATCGGCGTCGTGGTGGGCGCGCTCTCGAACCGGGGGTTGGTGACCAGGTTCTTCCAGAGCACGCCGCCCTTGGCGACGATCGTGCCCGCGCTGGTGTTCAGCAGGGACGCGGTCACACTGGTCCGACCCGGGGGGATCGGCCAGAACCGCGGCGCGGCGGCCAGATCGGCGTAGCGGTTCGCGCCGGCCTGGTCGACGACCGTGCCGGCCTTCGTGTCGATGGTCAGGATGTCGTTCGCGCCCAGGGTGCCGTTCCACTTGAAGCCCTGGCCCGTGTTGGAGACGACCTCCAGGCCGGAGCCGGGACCGTGGACGAGCCACACCGGGTAGGCCGGCGCGGAGCCGGTGTTGTCGAGCAGCATCTTGCCGATGGCCTGGCTCGCGGAGACCTGCATGGTGGCCAGGCCCTTGAGCAGGCTCCGACCCGAGCCGCTGTTCTCGACCTTCGTCGAGGAGGTGCGCGAGTAGATCCAGAACGGGTCGCCGGCCCGGAAGGTGATGACCGTGGAGAAGTCCTTCTCGCCGATCGTGTCCAGGCCGTAGGAGTAGTTCCCGCCACCGACCCGGCGCACCCTGACCGACCAGTCGGAGCCGTCGTCCTCGACCAAGCGCAGCGTGCACTCGCCGGCCAGCATGCGGGACAGCTTGTTGAGCAGCGCCTTCATCTCGGCCCGGCTGTTGGCCTTGATGTGCAGCGGGAGGTCGATGTCCCGGGGCAGCACACGCTGACCCCGGAACATCGCGCCGTCGCCTGCACCTTCGAGCCACTGCACGGACACCTCGGGGAGACCGAGGCCGACCGTGCCACGGAGGGCCTGCACGCCGACGCCCTTGTTCAGGATGTCGTCGAGGTTGAGCACATCCGTGGCGGTCTCAAGTTGCAGCCTTGGCATTTACCAGCCCACCATCCTTGCGCGCCCAGCAGCCTTGAACAGGTCCTCCTCGGACCCGAGCGAGCTGCCAGCCGCCGCGTAGTAGTTGAGTACCTTCGTGACCCGGTCCTCGTCGCCGCCGGCAGCGCCGGAGATGGCGGCCGAGATCCCGGCAGACAGGGCCCCGGAGGAGATCCCCGGGATGCCGAACTCGGTGCCGGCGATGTCACCGGTCAGCCCGCGCAGCGACCGGCGGACCGAGTCGTAGCGGGACTCCATGCCCTTGATGAGGCCGTCGATGATCAGCTTGCCGGCGGGGGTGAGGAGCACCCGGTCGTAGGACTCGGGGCCCTTCCAGTCCTTGATCCACTCGGTCAGGGAGCTGAGGGTGCCCTTGACCAGATCGAAGCCGGCCCTGAGGCCGGCGATCAGGCCGTCGATGATCTTCTTGCCGATTTCCTTGAGGATCTCGCCCGGGTTCCTGAACACCTCGGTCATGATCTTGACGACTTCGTTGAACTTTTCCCGAACCGTCTTGGCGATGCTCTTGCCCATGTCGACGAAGAACTCTTTGACCTTGTTCAGGCCATTCATGGTCTTGTCCTTCGCGCCCTTCAGGCCGTCATCGAAGAACTTGACGACCGCCTTCCATGCGGAGGACACCGCCTCGCGGATCGCCTTCCCCATGTTCCTGAAGAAGTTGATGACCGCCTTCAGCGCATTCGAGATGAGCGCGACCCATTCGTCGAAACTCTTCTGCGCGAAGCTCTTGATCCAGCCCACGAAGTCGGTGAAGAACTTCTTCACCGCATTCCAGCCGGCGGTCCAGCCCGCGCCCACGGTCTTGAACAGGCCCTTGATGGCGGTGCCACCGATCCAGGCGATGAAGACCTCAAGGATGCCGACGAGGCCATTCCAGAGGGACGAGAAGATCTGCTTGATGCCGTCCCACATCCGGCCCCAGTCGCCGGTGAAGAGGCCGGCGAAGGTGTTCCAGATGCCCATGACGATGCCGACGACGGACTCGAAGATCCGGGCGATGCCATCGATGGCCATGATCAGGACGTCGATGATGATGCCCGCGACCCACACGATCACCGGGCCAAGGAACGTCAGCAGCCAGCCGACCACCACGCCGATGGCGGCGATGACGGGCTGGAGCGCCGCGACGAGCTTCTGGACCGCCTCGATCAGCGGGTCCATGTTCTCCTCGATGATCTTCCTCAAGATCTCCAGGAGCGGCGGGATGATGTTCTGGTACATCCCCATGAACGTCGTGACCAGCGGCGCGATTGCCGTGACCAGCCGGCTGAACAGTTCGCCGACCAGTTGCAGGATCGGAGCCAAGCCGTCAACGAGGACCGGGGCGAACTCCTTCACCGCGTCCATGACCGGCTGCAGCGCCGGCATGATGTCCTGGAACGCCGAGAGCAGCACGTCACCCAGGACCCGGGCCAGCTCGTTGATCGACGGCAGGAGCGCCGTGAACAGGCCCGCCAGGGGCGGCAGGATCGTCGAGATCAGCGGGCCGAGGTTCTCCACGACGATGCCGGCGAGCGTGGCGAGCCCACCGAACACCGGGCCCAGGGACTCGATCGCGGGAGCGAGCCCGCCGATGCCCTGCTTGACGCCCTCGACCAGCGTGATGATGCCGGTCTGCAGGGCCGGGTCCGAGAACATGTTGGCCAGCGACTTGGTCAGCGTTCCGATGATCACGCCGACCGCCGGCAGCACCGTCTGCAAGGTGCCGGCCAGCGTGCTGAACATGTTCTCGACCGCCGGGCCGGAGGTGTTGGCGATCATGTCGAACATCGCGTGAGCCGCCGCGAAGGTGTCCGTGAGCTGACCCTGGAAGGCCGGACTCTCAGCCGCCTTGGCGACCGCCGACAGCGAGTCGGCCATCGAGGCGAGAGTGGAGCCGCCAGCAGCCTGAGCCGCCTCGCCGATGCTGCCGAAGATCTTGAAGACGCTGGTCAGGATCGTCCAGAGGTCACCGATGCCGGCGATGGCGTTGTCGATCCAAGCCTTCAGGCTTCCGTCCGCCTTGGCGTCGGTCAGGAACTTGGAGAACTTGTTCGTGATGTCGACGAACCACTGAGCCAGCCTGGGCAGGTACTCCGACCCGACCTGGCCGAGGATCTTGATGATGTTGGCCAGGCCGTCGGTCGCGCCGCCAGCGATCTCGATCGACTTGTTGAGGTTGGCGAACATCCCCGTCAGGACGTCACCGCCGAGCGCGACCTTCAGCGAGTCGGAGAGCTTGCCGAAGAAGCCGCCCATCGTGGTGGAGACCATCTCCAGCCCAGCGCCGAACTTCGGCAGGAGCGTGTCGATCAGCTCCGAGATCGGCTTCTTGGCCGCGCCCCAGAAGTTGCTCGACATCCGGTCGGCCAGCTCGGAGAGCTGCTGCTTGACGCCGGGCAGGACCGTGTTGAAGTCCTTCAGCGCAACCCAGGCGGTACCGATGCCGATCGCCATGCCGGCGAAGATCCCGGGCAGCAAGAGGGCGGCCGGCGCGAGCTGGGCGAGGGAGACGCCGAGGGCGGTGATGTTGCTGATGGACGCCAGGGCGGCACCGGCCAGGCCGAGGACCGCCGTAGTGACCGCGCCGATCTTCGGAGCGAGCTTGTCGAAGTTCAGCATCGTGTCGAAGAACTTCTGGAACAGGTCGGTCACCACGCGGATGCCGGAGAGGCCGGCGATCGTGGCGGCCATCGCCGCCGGGTCGACCGTCGGGATGAAGTTGACGATCCGGCTCCGGGCCAGCCACGCCAGCATGGCGGCGGCCGGGGCCCCGAAAACCTCCGGCTTGATCGTCGCCTTGAGGCCGTTGATCTTGTCCTGGAGGTCAGCCATCTCGCGCTCGACCTGGGCCTTCGCCCGCGCATCGATCTCCGGTGTGATCTTTGCCTTGAGGTCCTCCATCTTGTCGAGGAGGCTCTCAATTTCACGCATGGTCGCGGCGACCTTCGCCTTGTCCATCTTGGTGCTCACCGGAATGTCGGCGAGTGCCTTCTCGATCCGGTCGCGCACGATCTTCGCGGCGGCCTTGTCCATCTCGGCCTTGACGATCGCCTTGGCCTGGAGCTGCGACTCCAGCTCGGCCTTGGCCTTCAGCAGGCTGTTCAGATCCGGCTTCACAGTGACCTTGGCGGTCGGCTGCAGCTCCTCGATCATCTCTTCGATCTGAGCGATGGCCTTCTTGACGGAAGCGTCGCTGCCCGGCTTGACGTCGATCTCGACGGACATGCCCTTGAGCTTGGCCCGGTACTCCTCGATCTTGGCGGTCAGCGACCTCTCGTCGAGGCCGACCGGAACCGTGATCTCCTTGAGCTTGGCCAGCTCCGCTTCCATCTGGTCGAGGGCCTTCTTCAGTGACCCCCTGTTGCCAAGATCGACCGACAGCTCGATGGGATCGCGCTTGATCTTGGCCCGAAACTCCGCGATCTTGGCGACCAGCGACTTCTCGTCGAGGTCGACCGGGATCTCGATCTCTCGGATCTTGGACAACTGGGATTCCATCTGGGCGATGGCCCTCTGCAGCGACCCCTTGTCGGTCAGGTCGACCGACATCTTGAGGGGCATGCTCTTGATCCGGTCCTGGAACTCCGCGATCTTGGCGACCAGCTCGTCCTCGCTGACGCCGACCGGGATCTTGACCTCTCGGATCTTGGACAGCTCGGCTTCCATCTGGGCGATGGCCCTCTGCAGCGACCCCTTGTCGCCGAGGTCAACCGACAGCTCGATGGGGATGTCCTTGAGCCGCTCCTGGAACTCCGCGATCTTGGCGGTCAGCGCCTCCTCATTGAGGCCGACCGGGATCTCGACCTCCTTGAGCTTCGCCAGCTCCGCTTCCATCTGAGCGATGGACTTCTGCAGCGACCCCCTGTCAGCGAGGTCGACCGACAGGGTGATCTTCCTGATCTCGTCGAGGCGGTCGTTCAGCTCCGCGATCTTGGCGTTCAGCTCGTCGGCGTTCAGCCCAACCTTGAAGGTCTTCGTCTTGCTGCCGAGCTTGTCCAGCTCCGCCTGGAGCTTCTTGATCCCCGACAGGACCGAGTCCTGGTTGTCCATGTTGACGTGGATGGTGATGTCCTTGGCCGCCGCCTTGGCGGCCTGGTTCATCTGCTCGACCTGCTGCTTGACCTGAGCCTTGTCGACCTTCGCGACGATCTTGGCCTCGATCTGGAGGCCCCGCTCGATGCGTTCGAGCTGCCGCTTCGCGTCCTCGCGGAAGTGCCGGGTGTCCGGCATTACCTTGACCGCTACGCGGCCGATCACCGTGCCGGCCTGAGCCATGACCTACCTCCGCTGGTACTGCTTGTAGATGTCCGCGACGGAGACGGGCTTCTTCTTCTCGCCGGGCTCCGTCGTCTTCGCCTTCGGCTTGCTCTTGGGCCGTGGCCACTGCGGGAGCTTCGGGGCCTTGCCTTTGGCCCAGTTGCCGGTCGCCCGGGTGTTGGCGTTGATCGCGTCGAAGGTGTCTGCGGCCATGTGGCGGTCGACGCCCCAGCCGTAGTGGTCCCTGCCGCCGGACGCGAGAGCGACGGTCAGGGAGGTGTCAGGGAGCCCCAGCGCGAGCGAGAGGACCAGGGCGGGGGCTGGCCCCCGACCCTCGATCACGGCCACCAGGTCGACCTGGTAGTACCGGAGAAGGTCGGGGTACAGCCCGTCGCCGTAGTCGTCGATCAGTCGCGCGAGGGCGAGGCTTCCCCCACCTGGGTGCCCTCGCTGTAGCGGGCGAAGATCTCAGCCTTCACGGCCAGGTCGTCACCGATCGCGGTGAGCAGCACCTTCGCCTGGGCCGGCGTCTCGGCTACTACGCGCAGCGCCTCGCTGAACAGCTCGTCCTGGTCGACCTCCTCGGCCCCCTCGTCGGTGGAGGAGGAGAGCTGCTTCTGCACAGCGACGAGAGCGTCGCGGTTCTTCTTCGACATCCGCAGCGGGTTGAGCAGGCGGACGACGGTGTCGCCGACCTCGATGTCGGTCGAGCCGTACTTCGCCTCGGCGGCGGCGCGGATGTCGTCGAGCTTGAAAGCGGACATGGGGTTGCGGACCTCCAGTGTTGTTGAGAGCAGGGAGCGGACCAGGGGATGGGCACCGGTTGGTGCCCCCGGCTACGGACGGGTCCGCAAAGCATCCGTAGCCGGGAAGTCACAAATTCACACCGGGTCAGCCGGCCGGCGGCTCCTCCACGGTGCCGAGCGGGGTGATGGCGTACGTCCACTTGTTGGTGCCGTGCGCCAGCGGCTTCACGCCGATCGGCAGGCCAGCGAGGGACTCGGTGTCCGCCAGGGACAGGTCGTCGGCCCGGTAGATCTCCGCCCGCGGCGCGTAGATGGCGAAGTGGTTCTCGCCGTCCACGAAGATCGCGAGGAACGCGGCCTCGGTGGGCTCCGGGTCGGACGGAACACCGACCATGCCGTCCGGCAGGACCTCGGCGTTCGAGCCGTAGTAGAGCTTCAGGCCCTTCTCGTCGAACTGCTGCAGGGTGATCGCGATCGTCTCGGTCCGGGCCGAGTACTTCGTCCGCAGGCTCTTGTTCTGCAGCGTGCCGATGGTGGTGGCCTCGCCGCCCTCGGAGCTGATCGAGAGGATCTCTTCCAGCGAGGTGTGGCCGACGTTGTCCCAGGGGGTCGTCGGGGCGAGCAGGTCGGCGGGGATTGCAGTGCCGACCGGGGCCGTCAGGTAGTTACCACTACCGATGACGAGGGTTGCATTGTCGTTGACAGCCACGAGGGCTACTCCTTACATCAGGTGGGGAAGGGTCGGTTGCGTGGCTTGCGGATCTCGACCCGGTAGGTGGTCTCGTAGCGCCACACGCCAGTGGGAAGGTCGGCGTACTGCACAGGTCCCATCGCGGTCGCCCAGTCGGGCGCTCGACGAGGGGCGGACGTCATCTCGACGCGCTTGATCTGCCCTCGGCCCTCGATGGCCTTCTGCTGTAGGAAGGCGTCGCGCAGGACCACACGCACCGCCTCGGCCAGAATCGCGGCGTCTTCGTCGCCGTCGGGGTCGGGGCAGAACGTGTGGATCTCGACGTCGGCCTCGTCGGTGAAGCGGGTGTCGCCGCCCCACGCGCCAAAGTGGGGTGCCCGGCGAACGAGGACCAGGGGGAAGTCCTGGTTGGCCTCGACGAGGCTCTGCACCCGCACGCCGGGCAGGCCGGCGCGCAGGACGGCCAGCATGATGTCCTCGACCGGGCTCAGCTCGGCCAGGGCGCGCACCTCAGGGGGGAGACCGGCCATCAGAGCTTCACCCGCCGCTTACTCCGGCGCGGGAGCTGCGTGACGTCGTGAAGGATGTACAGACCCTGGGTCGCGCCGAGCTTGCGCGGCACCTTGCGGCCGAGGACCGCGTCGTAGACCTCGATCTCGCTCTCTTCGCGGCCGAACTCGATGCTCATGGCCGCCTTCTCGCCGCGCTCGTCGGTGAGCACGACGTACCAGTCGACATCGCCGTGGTCGGTCTCGATCGAGGCGTGGCCCTCGGCTCGGTGCTGAACCAACAGAACCGAGGCGTGCGAGGCCATCTCGAAGGTGATCTCGCGCAGGAAGTTCTGGACGCCGGGGTTCGTCGCGATGATCTTGTTGCCCCGCTTCGAGCCCATCGGCCAGTAGACGTCTGCCATCACGTCCTCTCTCTCAGGTCGATCGACCAGTGCCGGGTGCGCCGGGTGCCGTAGTGCAGGGCAGGCGGGGTGACCACGTCCCACTGCTTGCCGGCCCACTCGACGCGGCCCCACAGGTCCACGTCCGCCAGCTCGGCGTCGACCAACATGCGAACCACGTTGATCTGCTGCTGACCGGGGACCTCCGCCTTGGCCGAACGCTGAGGGATGAACGCGGCGCGCACCTCGTACGGGCTGTCCGGGTCGGCGACCCGCACCGTCTGGCCCCGCTTGTCGGTGACGACCTTCGTCTTCCAGACCCGCGCCATCTGCCCGCGCCTGCGCTGAAGGCTCACCAGGGCTCCACCGGGTCAGCGAACATGGGGAACGGGTCGCCCCCGTAGTCCACCGGGACGTAGCCGATGCCGGTCTTGGCCTGCGGGCCCCACGCGGAGACCGGCGCAGAGCCGAAGCCCTTGCTCTTGCCCGCCAGGGAGCGCAGCAGGTCGATCTCGTCCTTCTTGAAGTAGACGGTGCCGGCGTCCTCGCCGGCCGCGTCACTCCAGCCGAGCGTCTCGTCGCCGGCCCGGGACAGGGTGTTGCCGGCGGGGCGGTCCATGTACCGCTTGGCCGCCCGCAGCACGAGCGTGCGGACCAGCCGGGGAGCGGAGTCCGCGGCCCAGTCCCTGCCGTACTCACGCGCCAGGTCGGAGGCGTCCTCCAGCGCGCTCGCCGCGATCCGCTCCTCGTCAGCGTCGAGGGTCCAGTCGAGGCGGTTCTTCAGCTCTTCAAGCGTTGCGAACGCCGTCACACAGCCTCCTCACAAGGGGAGAGCGGGCAGCCAGTCACAAATTCACACTGGCTGCCCGCTCATCGATCAGGCGTTGGCCGGGTCGGTCTCCGGCTTCATGCCAGCCGGGGTCCACACCGCGGCGTCGGAGATGCCGGTGATGGTGGCCAGCTCGCTGGCGGCGGCCGGGTAGTTCGACGCACCGTCGAGGGTCAGCTTGATGCCCCGGACGAAGTGCTCACCCGTGGAGACGACCTCCTTCTCCTGCACCGCGTCCCAGCCCACGAGCACGTCGGTCACCGAGCGGAAGCCCACGTAGGTGTTGACGATGCTCCGGTCCTGCAGGTACATGGAGTCGTAGTCGCGCATCCACCGCAGGGAGATGCCCTCGAACGAGGTGGTCGAGCCGAACGGCACGGACTGCGGAACGGCCGGCGCGGCGTTCAGGAAGATGAACGCGCTCGACGCGAACGCGAAGGCCGCGTCGCCCGGGATGGTCTGGTCGACCACGATCTTGAAGCCGTACCGGTCGCCGATGGTGGCGTTCCGCAGGGCGCTGGCGGCCTCGGCCTCGCCGACGTTCTGCGCCAGGTTCAGCTTCTCGTCGCCGAGCAGGGCGGTCTCGAAGTCCGAGCCGACGAGCAGGTAGCGAGCGCCGTCCGGCACGTTGAACTTGTTGAGGACCCGGCGGGCCTCGATCAGCGCGCCGCGCAGGTTCTGCTCGGCGTTGCCGACGGTGACGGCGTACGTCTGGTCGGTCAGGGTCTTGACGGCCCGGCGCTGCATGCCGCGGGCGATGGCCTTGACCTGCGGGCGGAGCAGCTTGCCCCAGCCGTCGAGGTCCATCTCGGCCTGCTCGTCGGTCAGCTTGACCGCGTTGTAGACGTCGCCACCGAAGGTGACGGCGATCTTCCGCTCCGAGTAGGTGTCGAACTGGAGCGGGTTGGTGCGGTCGTTCCGCCAGCCGTACTCGTGGAACGGCAGGACGCCCTCGACGGTCACCGAGACCGTGTCGTCCTTGGCACCGCGGAACTGGTCGATGCCCTCCTTCTGGAACAGGGCCGGGATGACCAGCTCCTGCTCCAGCATGCCGACAGCGGTCAGAGCCAGCTTCTCCGGCTTGACCACCTGGTGCTGCTGAGTAGCCACTTGATTGCCCTCCAGGGCGTGAAAAAGCCCCCGGTCACTGCGACTCGGGGGCTACGGGTGATGGGGGGTTGCGGTCAGCGGCGACGGCCGCCGTACCGCTGAGCGAGCTTGCGGGGGTCGGTCTCGGCTTCCTCGTCGTTCGAGGGGTCGAGGCCACCGCTGAGAGACTCGGGAGCGGTGGTGACCACGAACTTCTGGAGCTTCTTGGCGTGCGCCTCCAGCTCCTCGTCGGTCTCGCCCTTGAGCAGCTCGGCCAGCTCGTCGGGCAGCTCGAACCGCCGCGCCACGTTGGCCCGAGCGATCGACCGCTCCAGCTCCGCGTTCTGCGCCCTCAGCTCCGCCACAGCCGCCTCGAACTCCTCGACGGTCTTGGCGTTGGCCAGCTTCGTCTCGGCCTCCCGCAACTTGGTGCGGTAGTTGGCCGCCTCGGCGTTGGCCTCGGTGAGCTTCTTGCGCAGCACCTCCGGGGGCAGCTCCTCCTTGCCGGCCTCCGGGGTCTCCGGGGTCTCAGCCGGCGGGGCCTCGGTCTGCTGGACCTCGGTCTGCTGCTCGGTGCTGGTCTCGTCGGTCTCGGGCACTGTTCTCACGCCTCCTGGACGTTCGATTCACGCCGCGCCACCTGGGCGCGGTCTCGTTCTTCCTGGCGGATGAAGCGCCGCCACGCAGAAACAGCCCTCTCGCCGGACAGACCGCTGGTGACCTTGGGCCACAGCTTCTGGTACTTCCGGTTCAGGGCTGTCAGATCAGAGGTGTCGTACTGCGTCTCGGAGTAGATCGGCTCCGCGTAGCAGTGACAGTTGTCGTGGTACCGGTCGCCATCGGCGTAGGTCGCCGACTTGGCGGACTTGTAGACAGCTCCTCGGGAGATCAACATGGCGCACCAGCCACACGGGGTGCCGGTACGCGACAGGCGGACGTAGCCGATGACCCGGCGGTCCCGCTGGGCGACCCTCCAGACGAAGCCCCTGGCCCCGTCCATCGCCACCCGCTCTGCCGCCGCAGCCTGCCGGCTGCCTGCCTTGCGGTGCGCCTCCTCGCGCAGCGCGTCGACCTCCTTGGCCGGCGCATCTGTGTCGATCTTGTGGAGCTTCTTGGTCAGGTTGTCCGGGCCGAGGGCCTGCAGGACGACCCTGGCCTCGACCACAGCCTCGCGCTCCAGGCGCTCCAGCTCGCGGTCCAGGCCGGCGATCGTCTCGACCTCGATGCGGTCGTCGTCGGCTTCCTCGTTCTCGGCTTCCTCGTTCTCGGTGTCGGCCGCCGGCTCCTGCTCTTCGCTGGGCGTCTCTGCGGGCTCGGGGGTGGTCTCGGTAGGCGTCGCCTCCGTAGCGCCCTCCTGGGGCGCTTGGCGGGCCTGCGGCTGGGCCAGCTCCTCGAACTCGCGGCGCAGCATGTCGAGCGTGACGTAGGCCGGCTCGGGCTTGCGGGGGTCGGCAACGGTCCTGCCGGTCCGCAGCGCCCGGACCAGCCGGTAGTAGGCCAGTGCCAGCTCCCGGGACAGACCCCGTCGGGTCATCACCAGGTGAATGGCCTTGGCCATCCAGGCGGCACTCTGCTGCGCGGTCGCCGTGGGCGGGACGCCGGCCCAGAGCTTGATCGCGTCCTCGACGGTCGCGACGCCGATCTGGGTCAGCGCAAGGTGGTAGGCGACCGAAGCCTTCTCAGCCTCGGCCGCCTTCTGCTGTGGCGTCACTCGTTGGCCACCCCCGGGTCAGCGGGGATGTCGGAGCTGGAGCCGGATGCGCGGTACAGGGCGTTCGCGAGCGCCAGCTCGCCGTCCTCCTCCTCGCGGAGGCGTGCCCACTCGTCCATCTCCTGCTTGGTGACGGACGGAACCCGCGACCACAGGCCACGCTTCGGGATCTCCAGCGCCTCGGCCAGCTTGCCGAGCCCGTCCGCGGACTGGGCCAGCGAGCGCATCTCCATGTCGCGCCAGAGCACCTCGCCGGAGTAGTCCTCGGCGGACGAGGTCACGCCCTCCAGCTCGGCGGCCAGGCGGAAGACCCGCTCCCAGCTCTCGCCGAAGCTCTTGCGGAACTCCTCGATCTTGCGCGACAGCGCCGTCTCCGCGGCGAGCAGAGCCTCGGCGGAGAGGTTGGCAATCTGCCCCAACAAGTGATGCGGCGGAGTCTGCGAGATCGCACTGAGGTGGCGGATGCTCATGTCGATCGACTCGATGAAGCCGGTCAGCGGGGTCTCGTCGAGCGAGCTGAACTTCACGTCCGGGTCCTCGGCGAAGAGGAACCGCTTGGCGTTGGCGTTGATCGGGGCCGGCACCGGGCGGCCCTGCTCGTCGCGCACCGGCTCGTAGTCGGTGACCTCGGTCGGGTCGGCCGGGTTGCCGTAGACCGGCTTCATCAGGGCCGGCGGAGCCATGCCGGTGACCGTCCGCACCTTGAACGAGCCGTAGGTCTGGGCGACCAGCAGGTCGAAGACCGTCTGGTTGATGCGGTTCTGCAGCGGGATCATCGGCTCGACGACCCCGACCGTCCGGCCCTCCAGGTCGACCGCGGCGGCGAAGCGAGTGACAGGGCACTCGGACGCGCCGTGCCGCTTGCCGTTGTGGACCTTCACGCTCTTCTCGTCGGCGAGCGACTTGAAGGAGACCTCGTACTCGTTCTTGCCGTCCCACATCCGGGCCTTGCCGGGGTTGTCCTCGGACGCCCACCGCACGACCGTCAGGGCGGCGAACGGGACCATGTCGTTCGCAGGGTCCTCGAACAGGGCGGCGGTCTTCATGGCGCTCAGGCCCTTGGTCCGCGCGCCCTTGCTGGTCCGCTCGGTCAGCGTGAAGGAGTGGCCGTAGGTCAGGGCACCGCGGTGGACCGCGATCTGGCGGGCGTCGAGGCGGGACTGCTGCCAGTGGGTCCACTCGGGCAGCTCGCCGCCTTCTGGCGTTGAAGTCGCGGCGGAGCCGCGACGGAAGCTGTCGACGTAGAGCGCCTGAGCCGGCGTGCCGATCAGCAGGGGCATCCAGTTGGACACCGCCCGCTTGACCAGCAGCCGGTACTCGTCGTCGCTGTTGGCCGGCATGTAGGGGTCGTCGTGACGGCCCTGCACGTAGTCGTCGATGCGCCGCAGGCGCTGCTCGTCGCGGTACAGGATGCCGAGGAGCTGGCGAGCCAGGCCCAGCGGCGTTGTCGTCTCGATCACAATTACACACCCCTACAGGAAGTAGCCGCGTCCGCTCCTTGGCTTGACCTTCTTGCCTCGGGTACGCAGGTCGTGGAGAGCCTCGTGGGCGAGCATCAGTGCGGCGTACAGGTCGACCTTGCGGGGGCTTTCGCGGCTCTCCTTGCCGAAGCTCACCCCGTAGTTGTTCGTGCGACGCCTGGCATTGAGTAGGTGCCTACGCAGGGACAGGTCGCCGTCGTGGCGCAGCTTGCCGTCGAAGATGGTCTGCATCAGCCGCTCGTGTGCGCGGGTCACGCGCTGCAGCGACTGCCGCATGTCCCAACCGATGACTGACTTCTCGCTGGCCTTGACCGCCAGGCCCTCGCCGTAGGTCTCCGACCACTCGGTGATGTAGGACTCCCACAGCGCGACGTCGGCGTAGAAGCCCTTGACCTTGAATGTCCTGAACGCCTCGTGGACCGCGGAGTCGACCGCCACCCGGTCGACCTCCCAGCCCTCGCTGGCAGGGCCGTCTGGCTTTTCCCAGAGGCCAAGCACAAAGGCCACGGAATCCGACACCCGAATGCAGACGAGGCCGGTGGAGTCGTCCGTCTTGCCGCCGTCGAATCCAAGCACAATTTCGTCGCCGGGCTGCAGCGTCGCGCCCTCGACCTCGAGAGGCACCCACTGCTCGGGGCCGTAAAGCGCGTCTTCGTCGGCCACAATTTGGTTGAGCCACATACGGCGCGACCGCGACGCCGAAAGCGTCAGGTCCTGCACCGACTGGATGATCGTCTCGACGTTCAACCAGACCGCGTCGCCGCGAATCTTCGGCAGGACGATCCGAAGCGCCTCCGCGGTCAGCGGGGTCTTCGGGTGCGCCTCGACGCTGTCGTACAGGAAGCCGACGTCGACCGCCCGGCCCTCGACGATCTTGTTGTACGCCTCGCGCATCCGCTCCGCGACGGAGTCCTCGCCAGGCAGGTAAGCGTTGGTGATCGCCAGGTAACGCGAGTCCTTCTTGGTGGCGTTACCGTCGATCGTCTCGTACATCTTGTCGCCGTTGTTGCCCTTGATCCAGTGATGCGTCTCATTGAGCACCACGAATGTCGAGCGGCCACCTTCGAGGGCGCGATACGAGCTGGTGACGGCCTCAAGTCGTTGCCGGCCACCATTTGCGCGGATCAGCTCCGCGCCGGCCTTGATCTTGTAGGTCGTGATGAAGTGGTCGCTCATCAGCGACGGGAACAGCGTCATCGTGTTCCGCGTCTGATCGCGGGAGACCGCGGCGACCTGGACCCACGCCTGCGGATGGGCGATGCCGACCGGCTCGCCGGTCTCCTTGTCCCAGTGGGAGAACCGGGACGGGCCGACCAGCTCGATCAGGCACATCACCGCGACCAGGGGGTCCTTGCCCCAGCCCTTGAGCCGCTGCAGGACGCCCTTGCGGTGGATGAAGCGGCCGTTCTCGTCGACCGCGTACCACCACAACACGAAGCGGAGCTGCTCGTTGGTGAACCGCCAGGGGCCGCCACCCTCGGCGCGTAGGTACTCAGCGCACCAGCCGGCGATCTGCCAGCCGAGGGTCCAGCGGGGGAGGAGCCAGCCGCCGCCCTCCTGCGTCTTCCAGGTGGGCCCGAGGTAGATCGGCTGGAGGAGGTCGATCTCCTCTGGGGTCAGCGTCGGCGAGGCCATCGCTCACCTCCCCTCGGAGGGCTTCCCTCCGTCCTGGGGAGGCTGGCGGAACAGGTCAGGGTCAGGCTTGGTGGCCTTCAGCTCGGCCACCCACTCGACGAGCTGGTGCTCCTCGCGGGTCATCTCGCACCGCGGGCTGCTGCAGTGCCGGGTGTACTTCACTGCGCGACCCCCAGGGCCGCCTTGTAGTCGGCGATGGCGATGACCGAGGCGGGAACCTGCTCTTCCTCGGGCTCGTGCAGCTCGATCCGCACCCGGCGGCGATCCCCCTCGGTGACGAGGAGCCGCTCCATCGCGGAGTAGATCGACTGCAGCATCTGGCCGCTGCGCTTGCCGGAGGACTTGTAGTAGGACAGGTCCTCGCACAGCGAGTAGGCGAACGCCCAGTCGCTGTTCTGGTAGAAGTCCGCCTGGCCGCTGGTCTTCAGCGAGTCCCACAGCTTGCGGGCGATCGGGTGCCAGTTCGGGTCGGCGTGGGGGATGGTGACCTTGCGCAGCTCGCCCCGGGTGATCGGCTCGACGTCGCCGCCCTTGCGCTCCCGCGGCCGAGCGAGGTCATCCTCGCGGTTGGGGATCGGGCCTCGCTTGCCCATGCCGATCACCTCCTCGCTTACAGGTAGAGCCCGGTGCCCTTGTTGTCGATGTCTTGCGCCGGCGGCTCGATCTCCTGCTCGCCGAGGGCCAGCTCCAGCACCCAGCGCCAGAGCACCAGGCGGAGCTGCAGGTTCACCACAGCCGCCACACGATGTGGGGGATGAACCAGACGACGAACGCGACCAGGGCCACGATGAAGGCCAGCGGGCCGGCGCTCTTCCAGCCGCGGTCGGTCCGCAGCCAGACCCGGGTGTTCTCGGAGAGCGTGTCGCCCTCGCGCTTCTTCGCCAGGGCCAGGCCCTCAAGCAGTGCGAAGGAGAGCGCCACCACAAGCAGCCAGCCGGCCCAGATCCGGGCCCAGGTCTTCGTGTACCGGTCCACACAGCTCCTTCGTCGAAGGGAAGTCAGGGCCCCTGCCCAGGGAGAGGAGGCCAGGCAGGGGCCAGGGGGGAGGGGGCGTATCGCCCGCACCTCCCGCGCTCAACGGGGGTAGCGACCCGGAGCGCACATCACAGCAGGCCGGGGTGCTCCTCGGTCCTGCGGAATCGCTTGTCGATCTGGCGACGCTTGGCGGCCAGGGCCGCACCACCCTCGCCGCCGCTCTTCTTCCCGTGGTGCCATTCGCAGATGGCCCTCAGGTTGTCGTCCGAGTGATCATCCCCAGCGCGGATGTGGTCGACCTCGACCGCGGCTTCCTTGCACCGTTCGCCGTAGGTGTTCTTCACCTTGCAGCGGTACCCATCGCGCCTCAGGATGCGGACTCGGATCTTGTCCCAGTCCGGGGGGAGCCGGTCGCGCCGGTCACTGTTCTGCCAGCCTGGCAACCAGCTCCCCCCTCCCTGTAGAGAGAAGGCCCCGGCCGCGTATGCCCGAAGACTGCGGACCCAGGGCCAAGCAGAGGACAGGAGACCCAACCTGCTACCTGGTAGCTGGTCTCCGGTGATGGCCCCGAGAGGGGCCAGACAGCAGGTCAACAGTCGTCGGTTGTTGGCCCCTTCGGGGCCCAACCCGCTGGCTGCGAAGCTGCTTACAGTATTAATACGGTTCGACGGAGACCTTTTGCCGGATGAAGTGACCGGGCTCACAATTACATACATCGGCGAAGGGAAAGGGCCCCCGAAGGGGCCCCAACCAGGAGACCACGGCGGCAGGAGGCTACTCGATCGGCTTCTCACCCAGAGCCTGCTGGAGGTAGAGAACGCACAGCTCGGAGATCCTGACCTGCACCATGTCACCATCGGCGGTCGCCTTCTCGATCTTCCCCTGGAGGTTCTCGATCAGGCGGCGAGCGCGCCGAGACGTGGTCTCGACCCCCGGGTCGACGTCGAGAGTCTTCCTCAGGAGTTCGAGCTGGAACTCGCAGGCAGGGATCATCAGCTTGCGGTCTTCCCTGCGGTACATGGCCAGCTCGTCCTCGGCCTTCAGGATCATGGCGTCGATGTGCTCGACAAGCTGCTCAAGAGTCATGATCAGCAGGTTAGGGTAGACCTACGACAACCAGGCAGCGGCGAACGGATGGGGCCCTTTCGGGCCCGTCCACGGATGTGGACGATGGGGTAGGGTGAGGTCATGGTCGACATGAACAACCCGCAGGAGGTCAGCGCCGCCTTCATGGCGCAGATGCTCGGCACCACGATCTCTGACACCGCGCCGCCCGGCTCGTTCGTCGCCGGCCTCCAGGAGCTGGTCGCCGAGAAGGACGCCGGCAACCTCAGCGACGAGGAGTTTCACCAGCGGCTGATGGACCTCCGGCGCACCCGATGAACGGCGATGACCTGCGCAGACTCCGCGGGGCCGGCGCAGGTCCCCTCGTCAGATCGACCTTGGAAACTGTGGCAGAATCTGAGCTGCTACGACCGAGCGGTGTGAATCACGTAGCGTGAGGGGTCCGCCCCCCTCCCTTGTGGACAGTCGAGAGTGGACAGACCACGTAGGACAGTCGACGTGGGACAGTCCACAACAGACACAGAGCACAGTGGACGATGACACTCATCGATCACCACAGTGGACAGTGACCTAGCCTGCCCACACTGTGGAGTGTGACGCCCATCGATCGCCACCGTGGACGGTCGACAGTGGACAGACCACAGTGGAACATGACAGCCATCGATCCCCCGCGCCTGCCTGGGCAGCTCTACCTAGCGTGATCACTCCGCTACCCTCCGGCTGAAAGCGGCGCCTGCTGTCCACACCGGACAATCAATGCCAGTCGATACCATCGACGTTCCGTCATGATCAAACTACGTTGTGTCGACGTGTGCATATCGGGCAGAATCGGGACAGAGCAGGCACATTTTTGTGACCTGCGTCTCAATCTCGACGACAATTTGCCATCCCTTACCTGTCATGGTTGTGTGTGTGTCGTACCTCCCCCGACGGACGCCGGGCGGACCGGGGCGACAGCCCGGGGGGATGCGTACTTGTGAAGCACGGCGCAACTACACAGAGAACAGATTGGCCGAAACGGTCCGGGCACACGCATGGCGGAGTGCGCATTGTGTGAGGTAGCCCGGTAGGTAGGTCCCCAACGGTGTCACCGTGTTGTTCCCCCGTACGGGGGAGTAGGCGGAGTAGCTGCCAGGCAGTGAAGTCGCACGGAATGATCGGTAAGGAAACCACCTATCGGGTCTCATCGATATACGGGAGTAGCGTCCCGTGAGCGCACATCAAACCCGGGCACAAACAGATTGGCCACCGGGACTGTCCCGGGACCGTGAGTGTTCCCCCGTACGGGGGAGTAGGCGGAGTAGCTGCCCGGGGATGCCCGGCAGTGAAGTCCTCACGGTCCCGGTCGACGCCCGATTACCGGGACTACCCGGGACCGTGAGTGTTCCCCCGTACGGGGGAGTAGGCGGAGTAGCTGCCAGGCAGTGAAGTCCTCACGGTCCCGGGACGTCCCGGGTACGCCCGGCCGGTATGGATACCGGCGAGCGATCGGCAGGGTTCGATTCCCTGGCCGGGCACGCAACATCCATCCCCATCCATTCCCTCACTCTCGGAGGTTTCAATGATCATCGATGTTACGCACGCGGTGTACCTGGCAGCTTTCGTCGCTGCCCGCGCTACCCGGCCGGAGATTGTCGAGGCTTGCAGCAAGCCGGAAGAGATGCCCGTCGATGCCCGGTACTACCTGGCGGAGGATGGCCACAGTGGATACGGCATCACGCCGGACGGGGACGTGATCGGCGTATTCAGCACCGTCAAGGGGCGCGGTGACCTGCTGGTGACGTCGGCGATTGCGGCCGGCGGGGTGACCCTCGACTGTTTCGACGGGTACCTGCCGACCCTGTACGCCCGGCACGGATTCCGTGAGACCGGCCGCGTGCCGAACTACACCCCGGGGAAGCCGGACGTGGTTTTCATGGCGCGTGTGTGAACTGTAGCGCCCGGCCTGGCAGGGACAGCGTCGGCTCACGACCGACCGGGCGCACCAAATCTCCCATCCATCCCCATCCATGAGAGGACTCATCATGACCGAGACCACCACCGCCATCGATATCTCCGTCTGGTCGCAGACCGATTGGCAGAACGGCGTCACTCAGTTCTGCGCCAGCCGGGGCGACGAGATCATCGCGCGGTCCGGCTGGTACCCGGCCCCGGCCGATGCCTGGCAGGCACTGGGCAAGCAGCTCGGCTGGCTGTGACATGTAGCGCCCGGCCCGGCAGGGACGGCGTCGGCTCACGACCGACCGGGCGCACCACCACTCCCCAATCACACCCCTCAATGAAAGGACTCACCATGTCCCGTCGCAAGATCCTCACCCACGACCAGCGGCTGCGGCACAACGGCGTCGGCGGCACCCGCGCGGTGGCCGACCAGATCTGCCGGGTGTACGACCGGACCACGCCCGCCATGAAAGAGGACGGCGCGCTGTGGTACCCGCGCGCTCTGGACATCGCGCGGGACCTGGCGGAGGTGACCGACTACAGCGTCGAGCACGTCGCCGCCGCCATCGCGCACCTGTCGCCGCAGCTCATGTGGACGCCTAACGTGGTGGCCGCTACCACCCTGGTCACGACCGGCCGCGCGCCGCACGCGGTGATGGGGCGGAGTGTGGAGAATGCCCGCGCTGCGCTGGCCAGTGACACGCCGCTCGCGACGTTCGGCGAGGGCAGCCCGAAAACCCGGCGCTTCGCCGCCAACATCCTCGGCGACCGCGAAGTGGTGACCATCGATGTGCACGCCGTGCGCGTGGCGCTCGACAACCGCGAGGACTGCAAGCTGCTGCTCGACCGGGTCGGCATGTACGAAGCGCTGGAGTACGCCTACCAGACCGCCGCGCGCCGGCTCGGGATCTGCCCGGTGACCCTGCAGGCCACCACCTGGATCTGGCAGCGCAAGGGTCGCAAGGACTGACCCGGTGTGCAATGTAGCCCCCGGCCCGGCCTGGACGGCGTCGGCTCACGACCGACCGGGGGCACCACTCCTCCCACTGACAACCCTCGATGAAAGGACCGACATGCGTACGTGCAAGGGCTGCCGCAAGACCACCACCGACTTCCTGGCCAGCTTCTTCGGCGACGGTCGATGGCTGAACTTCTGCCGCGAGCGCGGCTGCGCCGACCGGTGGCTGTCCGCCACCGCCCGCTGACCCTGACCTACCGACCCGAGAGGACATCGATGAGCACCACCAAGTGGGACCTGATCAGCGACGCCGACCGCGACGCGCTGGACCGTACGCCCTTCACCCGGTGGGACGGGACGCCGGGGGAGTGCTCCGGCTGCGGCGAGGAGCTGCCGACTGAGGGTGCCTTCGCCCGGCACTTCCTGCTCTACAACCGCGTGCACCTGAACCTCGGCTACTGCCCGCGCAAGGGGCCCGGCAACGCCCGCTTCTGACACCACCGCCCCGGGCCCGGCCTGGACGGCGTCGGCTCACGACCGACCCGGGGCACGCACGACCCCCATCCATCAGCACCGATCTCGAGGAGACATTCATGACCGTCGGCACCCCGACTCGCCTGTTCGCCGGCTACGGCGACTACTGCTCGCAGCCCGCGCAGTGGACCGTCGACCACGTCACCGACGGCAACCCTGCCCGGGACTACTACCTGGTGACCGTGACCAGCGAGACGCTGCACACCCGGTCGTCGCAGGTGTTCGGCAGCACGCACGACGTCAAGGTGGCCGCCGCCTGGCTGGTCGGGCACGGGGTGTCGCCCCGGTGCTGCGACTACTGCGACAACCCCGCCGCGTACCGGTCGCTGGACGCCACCGACGAGGTGCTCTGCCGGGCGTGCCTGTGGGAGCAGGCGATCGGCCGCCCGTCGGACTCGGCCCGACCCCTGACCGACCCGCAGCGGGTGCGACTGATGGTCGCCGAGCTGACCCGACGCTGACCCTGACCTGCGCGGTCGACCGGACCGCCGCCTGACCTGACCCCATCCTTTAACCCGACGCGAGGAGAGACGACCGTGATCAAGATCAATGGCTTCGAGGTGCACGCCGTGCTGCCCCACCTGTACGCCGGGGGTGTCGACGGCTACGTGATCGCCGCCCTGCACCCCGAGAGGGGGGAGGCGGTGACCGCCAACGTGCGGACGCTGGGCGACACCACCTGGTCGAACGGCAACTACTTCACCGCCGGCACGCCGCAGGCCAACCTGCAGCGGGCTGTGCGCAACCTGCCCCGCCGCGCCAGCCTCACCACGGAGCAGCTCCTGGCCGACGTAGAGGAGAACTGACATGCCCAACGAGATGGACCTGCCCACCACCGACGACGGCCACGTCTACCTGGCCGGCAGCAGGAAGAACCTGGGCGAGTACGTCCTGGCCGTGACCGACTCCGAGGGGCGCGAGTCCGAGGTCAAGCTGCTGCCCGTCGACCTGCTCCGCCTGATCCACGCCTCGTCTCGGCTGCTGGCCGAGGCTGCCTGACCTACCCACCCCGACCCGAGGAGGACCCACCCAATGAACAACATCATGGCCGCCCTGCTGGCTGAGACCGACGCCGACCGCGACGCCGCCCTGAATCGCGAGGTGCTGCGGCAGGCCGTGGCGCGGAACATGTTCTGCTCCGCGTCCCGCCGGGTGCTGGATGTCCGTACCGCCGTCTACGTGAGCGCGACGACCGCCGGCCGGGTGGCTGCGGTGGTGCTCGACGGTGAGGTGTACGACCGCATCCGCCCGGACATCGAGGTGCTCGCCCTGGCCAAGGGTTCGACGCTGGAGATCATCGATGGAAGGACGCTGTCGTGATCTACGACATCGAGGTGGACGTGGCGGTCGCCCGGCCGCCGACCCCCGCCAACACCCGGACCATCCACCTGCGCATCGCGGTGGAGGGGGAGCCCGGGTTCACCGCCGACAACGAGGCGCTGCTGACCGCCGCCCTGATGGCGTACGGCAGCCGGACGGTGGCCATGCCGCTGGCGACGCGCATCGTCGGCCTGACTCTCTGACCCGCTGTGACATTGGGCGCTGGCCGGTGGACCGGTCGCCGGCCAGCGCATCCCCCGACCCGACACCACACCACACACAGGAGGCATCGTGACCATGACCAAGACCCGCACCCGCAGCGCCGAGCGCATCGAGTTCCTCGACGGCCTGCTCGTCACCGCCATCGAGAACTACGGCTACGGCTGGTTCCTCGTGCACGAGTACGAGGGGGAGGGTGCCGACGCCTACGCGGTGATCGAGCCGGAGGACGAGCCGGGCACCAAGCACCGGGTCGACATCGACACGATGGCCAAGGGCCTGGGCGTGATCCGCCGGGCGGTGATGCGGGAGACCGAGCGCGACGGCGAGGTGCTGCACAACGCCGAGACGGGGGAGCGGCTGTACATGGGCCGGGCCCTGCGCAAGGACATCCTCGACGCCGACCGCACCAACGGTGACGAGGGAGACATCGACGTGGTCGGTGCGCTCGCCGTCCTGGAGTGCGCCCTCTTCGGCCAGGTGGTGTACGCCTGATGGCCGCCGCCGTCGAGGTCGTCGCCTTCGACGACGCCGTCCACGTCTACGAGCCGGGCGACCCGGCCGCCGTGATTGTCGAGACCGCCGCGCTGGCCGCCCAGGTCGACGTGCTGCGGACCACCCTCACCGCCGAACAGTGGGCCCGCGTCCAGGTGACGCCGGCCGTGCAGCAGTACCCCATCCACGACCACCGGGCCTGACGGCCCAGCCTGCGGCCCGACCTGGGCGGCGACGGTTCACGACCGACCGCAGGCACCAGTACTCCCGACCAACCCATCCCTCAACCACGAGGAGCTGCACCATCTCCAACATCCCCGCCGACAAGATGCTCGACCGCATCCGCAAGATGCTGACCCTGGCCGAGAACCCGGCCGCCACGCCGGCCGAGGCCGAGGCGTTCACCGCCAAGGCGACCGAGCTGATGGCGCAGTACGGGATCACCCGGGCCATGCTCGCCTCCGCGGACCCGACCACCGACGTGATCGGCGACAAGATCGTGGTGATCGAGGGGGCGTACGCCCTGGACAAGCAGCGCCTGCTCGACTCGGTGGCCCAGGCCCTGGGTGCCAAGTGCGTGCTGCGCACCCGGTACCCGAACGGCAAGCGCCAGTACCAGGTGCACCTGTTCGCCTACGGCAGCGACCTGGAGCGCATCGAGATGCTGTACACCAGCCTGCTGGTGCAGATGGCCAACGGCCTGGCGCAGGCCGAGGCCCCGCCGACGTGGTGGGAGAGCACCGTCGCCTTCCGCAAGTCCTGGATCGAGGGCTTCCGCGTCGCGATCTACCAGCGCCTGACCGAGGCCGAGAAGCGGGCCAAGCAGCAGGCCGAGCAGGTCGCCCAGCCGGGCGGCCCGTCCGTTGCGCTGGTCCTCGCCGACCGGGCCACGCTGGTCAAGGCGCAGCGTGACCAGGCGTACGGCAAGCTCGGGCAGGCCCGGCAGCGCAGCTTCAAGGGATCGGGGGCTGCCGCCGGCTACCGAGCCGGCCAGCGTGCCGACCTGGGTGGCAGCCGCCTGGGCGGCAGGGGTCGGCCGGCGCTCGCCCGCTGACCCAGCACGCAGGGGGAGGGGGTGCGCGGATGTCGGAGCCCCCTCCCCGGGACGTGTAATGTAGAGCAGGACAGGGGGGAACAAGAGCACAGAGAGGAGGTCCGCCGGGTGGCCAAGTGCACGGTGGAGAGCAGCCAGGGCAAGGGCTGCAGGAACGACGCCCTCAAGCCGGGCGGCATCTGCGGGGGACACACGAGCCGGCTGCGCCGGCACGGTGACGTCCTCGCCGACGTCCCGCTGCGCCACTACACCAAGCCCGAGTCGAAGCGCCTGCCGACCTTCGTCGAGGGTGACACCGAGGAGGAGCGGTTCTGGAACCGGGTCGACCGGACCGGCGACTGCTGGATCTGGACCGGGGCCGACGTCAAGGGGCAGGGGATCGCCACCCTCTACGGCGTCGCCTGGACCGCCACCCGCACCGCCTGGACCCTGACCTACGGCAGGCCGGAGGCCAACCAGAAGGTGGTGTCGTGCAGCTCGGCCAAGCTGTGCGTGCGCCCCGACCACCTGAGCCTGAAGACGATGGCCAAGCCGCAGCGCACGATCGCTGACCGCAGCCGCCGCCGGCACGGGCTGGCCGCATGAGGTGCTGGCCGGGTGATCGGGTGCTGGTGACAGGCGACGAGGCGTGCCTCGACCACGAGCTGGAGCCGGGCAGCTCCGGCATCGTGATCGGGCAGGGCTACCGCCCCGACGTGTGGCTGGTGCAGCCGGACGCCGGCCCCAGCAGGCTGCGGGCGGTGCACGAGGACGACATGGCACCGAGTGTGCCGTGCCGGGCCGGCGAGACCGAGACGCTGATGTCCGTGGACGGCGTGGTGCGGCAGGTGGCCGCCAGCGGGGGCGCGAAGGACGCCAAGCCGCAGCGGTACGACCAGATCCCGACGCTGACCCTGCGCCAGCTCGCCGAGCGGTACGGCTACGGCAACGCCAAGTACCCCGTCGAGCCGGGGGACCTGGACAACTGGCGCAAGGGGTACCCGTACTCGCTCAGCTACGCCGCCCTGCAGCGCCACCTCAACGCCTTCTGGTCGGGGGAAGACCTCGACCCGGAGACCGGCCAGCCGCACCTGGTCGCCGCCGCCTGGCACTGCTTCACGCTGAACGAGTGGAACCACAAGCCCGAGCTGAGCAAGCAGTTCGACGACCGGCAAGACACCCGCTGACCCCAATTGCACACCGCTGACCTGCGTGTGTAATGTAACCGGCGAACCAAGAGAGAGGCACGACCTACCAGTGAGCACCATCAAGATCACCGACGAGAAGTACACCGTCGAGGACGAGGCCGGTCTGAACGCCCTGCCGATCGGCACCCAGCTCAAGGACATCGAGGGCGACGTCTACCTCAAGCTGGAGGACGGCAGCTTCGAGGCCGACAGCTTCACCATGTCGTCCTGGGCGCTGGAGTCCTACCTGCCCGGCGAGATCCTCAACCCCGAGATCCTGACCACGTACGAGGTGGGCGACATCGTCGAGGTGACCACCACCCACTTCCTCGGTGGGCAGATCCTCCCCGGCCAGCGGGGCACCATCGACGAGATCCACGGCCCGGTGCTGCGGGTGAAGTTCGACGACGGCCTGGTCTTCCCGTTCGCGGGGGACGAGGTCCGCCTGATCCAGCGCCCCGCCAAGCAGGAGGAGGCGGACCCGGTGGCCGCCTTCACCGAAGCCCTGGAGCACTGGGCCAAGCAGCTCGCCGACGTCTACGCCATCCCGCAGATGTTCATCGCCGGCCGGACGCTGCAGGTCGGCGACCGGGTGCGGGTGAACGGCACGTCCAACTACACCAGCCCCGAGCTGCGTGAGGGTGCGGTCGGCCGGATCGTGAACAAGCGCAGCCACCCGCTCGACCAGCGGTTCGAGGTCGAGCTGGAGACCGAGGACGCCTTCGCCGGCTCCCAGCCGTGGGCGTACGAGCCGGAGCACCTCGACAAGATCGACGACGACATCGTCGCCTCGGTCGCCCAGCTCCGGGCCCTGCCCGACGGCAGCGTCGTGGTCCGCGTCGAGCCCCGCCTGGGCAACCGCGACGTCCGGGTCAAGGTCAACGACATCTGGCGGGTGCCCGGCGAGGAGGGCCGGTTCAACTACTCGACCGAGTACCTGGCGGGCAACGCGAAGCTGCGGCTGGTCTACACGCCGGCCTGACTGTGAATTGTAGAGCGACCGACGAGAGAGAGGAGGCACCTGAATGAGGATCACCCCGCGCAAGGACGAGGTGGCGGCAGTCGTCGCCATCTTGGAGAGCGACCAGTACAACAGCGCCGACGCGATGGCCAAGGCAGTCATCAAGGAGGTCGCCGAGCTGCTGGACATGCGCGACTGGGTGGCCCTGACACACCGCTTCGGCGACGGCCAGCTCGGCATCAACTGGGGGCCCTTCGCCTCCGAGAGCGAGGCGCTGAAGCTCGCCGGCAAGGTCGGCATCAACGGCAAGTTCGGGACGGTCAAGCTGCACAGCCCCGGCCTGCTCCTGGCCAACACCGTCGGGGCCAAGCGCCCCACCAAGGACTTCTGCACCGACATCCGCTGCATGCACGCCGCCTGGGTCCACAGCGCGGTCGGCAACAGCCGCGGAGCCTGCGTCCTGGAGTCCTGCCCCTGCGACGAGATGAAGAAGTGAGGAGGCAACACCCATGAAGACCGTCGACCACGTCTGGTGCACCGCCTGCAATAAGCGCGGGTTCTTCGACCAGCACGACGCCGACAAGGCACTCGGCCGAGCCAAGGCCAAGCGCAACCGGACCGCCGCCAAGTACGGCACCCGCCGGGGGATGGCTCGGGAGAACCGCTACTACGACTGCCCGCAGGGTCTGTACCACCTGACCGGGATGAGCCGGAGGTACGTCAAGTGA